TATGCGCCGCTGGTGCGCGAGGCCCAGCGGCGGGGCTGGTATGGGGGGGTGCCGCCGCTGCCGCCTCCTGAGGCGCCGGCGGGCGATGCGCCGGTCGAGGTGGCGGAACCGGCCCCACGGGAGCCATACCGGCAAGGGAAGCGGCTGATCAAGCTGTGAGGGATAGCTAGCATGGCTGCGATTGACATGCGGGACGTGCTGCGCCGTGTGGGGGAGCATCTGGTCGCCGACCACTGGGAGCGCCCTCGGCGGGCCGTGCGGGCATTGATCGGCGAGATCGACACCGTCCTGCGCGAGACGGCCGAGCGGGTGCCCGTCTCCGAGAGCTATCGGCACTGCCCCGTCTGCCCGACGCTCCGAACGGTCTCGCGCCAACCGCCGCCGGACGTCACGACGTGTCCACGCTGCGGCACGGAGATGCTCCTGCGCGAACGGCTGAGCTATGAGGAACCCGAGGGCCTGCCTCCGCTCAACGTGCCGCCCCGTCGGTGGCGGGCGCAGCGGCGACACCGGACTTGACATTCACGTCGCGTAGTAGTAGTATGTGTCTCGTGGAGGGCAGGTGACGCCGCCCCCATAGGAGTGACCATGGCGACGACGTATCTGACCTTTGACGAGGCGCTCACGGCTCCGGCCTGCTACGCGTGCGGGGCGTCGAGCGCGACCTGCGCGTATTGCGGCGAGAGCGCAAGCGCCCATCGGCGCGCGACCGTCTGCGACAAGCGGTGCCCGCACGCCACGCCGCCGATCCTGTGCGGCGAGGACGTCTGTGACGAGGAGGGCCTCGGCGAGTTCTATCCGCCGAGTGAGCCGTACGTGGTCGCCTATGAGCCGCGCACGTGGGACTCCGCAGGCGGCGTCCAGACGGAGGTCTTTTGCGCCGAGTGCGGGCGGAAGCGCGAGGCCGAGGCAGCGCGACGCGAGGCGGCGGCGGCGCGGGCGCGTGGGGAGGATTGCTGACATGTTGACGCTCATCGAGCGGTATCCGACGTACCGCAAATACAGCACCTATGCGAGCGACCTCGGGTGGCCGCCCGGCGTCTGGCCCTCCACCGCCACGATTGACGGCGGTGAATGGACGCGCCGTCAGTTCGTCTACAACTGCGGCAACGACGACGTGGCGCACGTGATTTATAAGCGCCACCGGAACGACGGCCTCGTCGATGAAGTGCTGGTGTTCAATGACTGACCGCCAGCGCCGCGCCGAGATTGCGGGCCTACGTCACCTGCTCACACGGACGGAGCAGGCCCTGCGCGAGGCCCAAGACCTGCTCGCGAGCCGGTGTGCGTGTGGCGGGCATCTGACGTGGCTGGACGACCCACGGTCGCCACGGGCGCGTGGGTGCGACCGGTGCGAGCGCGTGGTGGAGGACTGACGATGACTGACACGACCGAACCGCTGCGGCGCGCGATAGTCGCCGCCCTCAACGAGACCCCCAGTGACCGCGAGACGCTGGAGCGGCAGTATGGGCAGGTCTGGGACACCCAGCAACTGCAGCAGGACTACGAGGTGCAGAGCTTTCTCGCGCCCTACGTCTTGGTGCGGCGGCGGCAGGACGGGGCGCGTGGCACGCTCATGTTCCAGCACCACGAGAGGTATTACTTCGGGTGGGTGAAGGACTGACATCATGCACCGACGCACGCAGACATGGCCCGCTCAGGCCGTTGTGCTGCCGGATGGGCGGCAGGTCACGCGACACGTGCGTGAGGCGCGCACGCCGGCCCCGCAGTGGGCGCCGCACCGACAGGCCGTCTTCATCCGCCACGGGCACGTGCGCCTCGCGGGCCAAGTGGTCCTCGTGCGGGCCGAGCAGGACATGACGTTGCCGACTGCGTGGCGCCTGCCGTTGCGGTGGCGGGTGGTCACAAATCCGCTTGACTCCCACGCGCAACTCGCGTAGTATTGGCTTGTGTGACGCGGGGCTGACGACCTCGCCTTGAAAACAGGAGCGACGATGACGACGATGCTGATGGATCAGAACACCTTGGACGACCGGAGCCTGCTGCTCTCGGTCGAGTGCGGCACCTTCGGCAACGAGCGCAAGCTGCGCGATGCCGACTGGAACGTGGCCAATATCGAGGACGAGACGACGCGGCAGACCGCCAAGCGGATGACGCGGGCGAAGCAGAAGAGGCTCGACAGCCCGCGGCTCGACGCCATCGTGGCCTTCGACAAGATCACGCGGGCGACGGTCCAGATGATCACGATGCCGTCCCACCTCCGCAAGGGGGTATATCGCGTGGCCTTGGAAGGGGTCGAGCGCGTGCTGGATTACCTGCAGGGGCGTGCGGCGGAGCGCGCGGTGCTGGTCGAGGAGTTCGCGGCGGACTACTATGCCGCCATCGAGCGCACGCGGGTGGCCATGGGGCCGCTGTTCCGCGCCAAGCTCTACCCCCAAACGGCCGAGGCGGCAGCCGCCGAGTTCTCGTTTGAGTGGCGGTTCATCGCCTCCGGCGTGCCTGAGGCCTTGGCCCGCGTGAGCCGTGCGGCCTACGAGGCGGAACTGCAGGCCTTCCGCGAGAACCTCCAGAAGATCGAGGAGACCTACGTGGTCATCAACCGCGAGGCGGTGGCGGGGCTGGTCGGGCATCTCGCGCACGCCTTGGCGCCCTCGGCCGACGGCAAGCGCAAGAAGCTCTATGCGAGCACGGTCGGGAACATCTCGCAGTTCGTCGAGAACTTCCCCCTGCGTAACTTGGCGCAGGACAGCGACCTCGCCGCGATGGTCGCTCGGATGGACGCGCTGTTCGGCGGCCTCGACGTCGAGGTGCTGAAGTCTGATGACGCCCTGCGGGCACGCATCCAGCAGCAGGCGCAGGGCTTCGCCGCCGAGGTCAACGGGTTGGTGCGCGAGGCCAAGCTGGGCCAGCGGCAGATTGTCCTCTAAGGGGGCGTGGGCGAGCTTCAGAAATTTCTGAAGCTCGCCTGCTTCACGGGAGCGCACACACATGAGTGACCAGCCATGGCGCGGGGATGACCTGCCGAGCGGCGACTGGACGCTGACGGTGCCGCCGGACATGCCGGCGGGTCTCGGCATCGGGGCGCTGCTCTGCGAGGCACGGCCCACCGACGTGTGGTGGGCGGTGTTCTTGTGGGACGGCACGGAGGCGACCGTGCTGTCGGTGCATCAGCACATGGAGACGGCGTGGCCGTCGCTCGCGGTGGCGTATCTGGCGTGGCGGTTCGTCGATGCCCAGTTGGCCGAGACCGACATGAAGGCCCTCTGGGAGGCGTGCCGCGGGGCGACCTCGCCCAGCGACCTGATCACGCGGGCGCAGGCGTGGATGACGTCCGCGCTTGGGTCTACTGGGCGCGATCCCTTCGACGGGATCATGGACTTGGCGTCAATGCCGACGCCGAAGACCTATCACTGAGGAGTGAGAGGAGGTGAGGACACGATGAAACCGATTCAGATGGTGGTGCCGGATGGGGGCGGGCCGCCGACGGTCTATCCCCAGAAGGACACAATGCCCTTCGCGATCAAGTTGACGACCGAGGGGCGCAAGGAGTTCGACCGGCTCAGAGACGTGACCGGCCTGAGCGGGAGCGACTTGGTCGAGGTGCTGCTGCGCCGATTCGGCAAGCGGGTGGAGGAGATCCGGTTGCTGCCCGCGCACACCACGCGCGTGCATCGCCGCAAGAAGGCGAACTGACGGGGGAGAAAAAGAAAGGCCGCGCTGACTAGGCGCGGCCCGGAGCGACGACAGTGACAGAGGCGATGCGGAGGGCACCACCTGACGGTGGTGACTTGGCAGGGCCAACAGTCGTGAGCGGGTGACGAGTCCGCTCCTGTTGTCACCACCTACTGTAGCACGGGTTTCCCCTACGCGCACGAGGCCGTGGGGGTGAGAGGAAGCATGAGCATGAACGAGCAAGAACAGGCCCAGCAATTCGTGGACTACCTCGATGCGCCGACCTCGGCCGCCGAGACGAGCACGCCGGTGGTGGTCGAGGGGCGGTGGGCGCATTCAGCAGACCTGATGCACCTGACCACCGCACTCGCCAAGGCGCTGCTGGAGATCGAGAACCCCGTCAAGGACCGGACGGCGCAGGTGCGGTCCGAGAAGGGCAACTACAGCTACGCCTACAGCGATCTGGCGACGGTCCTCGACGCCATTCGCAAGCCGCTGGCCAAGCAGGGGCTTGTGCTGGTCCAGCACCCCAAGACGATCTACAACGAGGACGGCGCGTGGCTGGAGATCGAGACCGTCCTGATGCACGCCTCGGGGCAGTGGATGAGCAATGCCCTCGCCGCGCGGTTGCCGGACGCTAAGGTCCAGACCCTCGGTGGCCTGATCACCTATTTGCGACGGTATGCCGTGCAGGGCATGGTGTCCATCGCCAGCGAGCAGGACGACGACGCGAGTGCGCCGCAGGGCCTTGCCGAGCACACGCAGACGACGCCGACGCCGAAGGTCGCCTCGCGTCCGATCAGCCAAGCGCAAGCGAAGTATTTGCTCGTCGAGATGAGCAAGGCCAAGGTCGGCAGCGAGCGGCTGCTGAAGTGGTACGCCGAGCAGTACGAACTGGTGCCGAAGATCGAAGACATCACGATGAGCGCGTTCGATCAGACGCTGGCATGGGTGCACTCGCAGGCTGGGAAGGCGTCGGCGCAGCCCGTCTCAGCGACGGCCCAGCGACGGGCATCGGAGTACGGCGACCGAGAGGAGGAGTAGCAGCACACGGTTTTGGCGGTGTACGTCAAGGTCCGTCAAGGTTGGTTTTGGTGCAGGCCACTGACGCGGCGGATGCGGCAGGACGCAGCAAGGGCGGTTCGGTTCGATCCGTTACGACTCGGATGATAGGGCGCGCAACGTTTCGACAGGATTCGGCAGGATGGGACAGGGTTTGGCGGTCACGGTAAGGCTTATCGACGTGGGCAATAACGCCCACTCACGATAAGGAATGAAGGTAGCGACGACGATGGCTGGACGAGGCAAAGTGGAGAAGGACCTCATAGGCGAACCCCTGCAAATCGTACGGTTGCAGCGGGGCACCCTCATGGCGTGCATTCTGGGGCGCACGCCACTCATTTATAACGCGGTGAGCGAGAAGGCCAAGCGGGATCTCCTTGCGCCGAAGAAGAAGAGCAAGGCGGAGAAGGAATCCACGATGAAGCACTTCCCGATGGAGGAGTTCCGCGCGAGCGTCTATCGCACGATGCCCAACGATGATGGGCCGACGCGGTTGCTGTTCCCCGCGACGGCGTTCAAGGCGGCGCTCTGCGATGTGGCGCTGGACATGCCAGGGGCCGCGAAGACGGAGATCGGGCGACTCACCTACGTCACGGGCGACTACGTGTCGATCTACGGGATTCCCGAGATCGGCATGGACATCGTGAAGCTGCAGGGCTTCCCGCCCAAGCCGGACGTGCGGACGCGCGCCAAGCTCCGACAGTGGGCGTGCTTCGTGAACATCGAGTTCTCCTATCCTCGGTTGACCAAGAAGGCGATGGGCGACCTGCTCGCGGCGGCTGGGGATCTGCGCGGGATCGGCGACTGGCGACAGCAGAAGGGCAAGGGGTCGTACGGGCAGTTCGATCTGGTGAACGAGGACAACCCCGTGTTCCTGAACCTGATCCAGCACGCGGGGCGCGAGGCACAGGACGCGGCGCTGCTGCACCCGAAACCGTGGGACCAGCAGACGCTCGATCTCCTCGCGTGGTATGACGCGGAGGTCAAGGATCGAGGCCGGAAGGACGACCAGAACGAGGGCGTCTTCGTGCCCGCCAACGGGACGGCGGAGGAGTTGCCCAAGAAGAAGCGTGGGCGCCCGAGGAAGATGGAGGTGTAACGCATGGTGTTCACAGCGACAGAACGGGCCACGCTCGCGGAAGCGTTGGCGCAGGTCGAGACGCGGGCCGGTACGATCACGCCCGATGCCGTCGTTCACGCGGCGGAAGTGCCCACAAACCCACTGCATGGGTATTTCGAGTGGGACGACAGCAAGGCGGGCCACGCGTATCGGGTGGATCAGGCGCGCAACTTGATCCGCAGCGTGAAGGTGCAAGTGACCGTGGAGGACCGCGTGTTGTCCACGGTCTGCTATGTCCGCGATCCAAGCGTGCCAGGGGACGAGCAGGGCTACATCACCATCAAGCGGTTGCGATTAGGCGGTCATGGCTCGGTGGTCCATGGCTCGGTGTGGCAAGGTCTTGGTAAGGCAGTGGAACGAGATCTCATCGCAGCGTTGCACGGCGTGGCCTTTGACGCCGCGACGCCAACGGCATGGCAGGCCCTCGCGGTGGAGGCTGCCAATGCTCTGGAAACACAGTCCGGCGCACTCCTGTGCTGGGCTGAAGTAGTCGCGCACCTGTTGGGTGCGCGACGGGAGGAGGCACCGATGGCAAGCATGATGGCCGCGAAGTACGGACAGGTGTTGCGGGTCTTGGCAGGGTTGGCGCCGGAGAAGACCGTCACGGACCTGATGGACGGGGCGGACGAGATCCTCGCGATCTTCGCGCGGCGCCCGTCGCGGGCAGCCGCGCCCGCCAAGGCACGGCGACCGGCGGCGACGGCGGCAGCCGCCCAGTCGGACGAGACGGCGGCTAACGGGCGGCGGTAACGACCGTGGACTGGGATTACGGCGCGAAACGCCAGTATCGGCGGCAGGTCTGGAACGAGTTCGCCGCGCGCGTGAAGCGGGCCGGCGGGCGTCCCTCCGAGACCTATGGCTTGCTGATGCCTGGGGCGGACGGCGACGAGATCGAGGTGGCGATGCAGAAGGGCTTTCGGCAAGAGCATCTCTGCGTCGTGGACCGAGACCCCGCCGTGCTGCTCGGCGTGCGCGCCCGCTTCCCTCACGTGCTGCCGTTCTCAGGGGAACTGGAGACGGCCTTTCGGCGGGCGGCCGACCTCGGGATTCCGCTTGTCGTGGCGAACCTCGACACCTGTGCGAACATCTCCCAGCCCTTGCTCCAGACGCTGCGCGGCATTGGGCAGGTCTGGAGGCCGCAGGTGGGCGATCTGGCCTACGGGGTATTGGCAGTCACCGTGTTGCGGGGGCGAGAACGTCCGCCGATCATGGCCGCGATGGATAACACCGTGGCCCAGTTGCGATCAACGCAGTGGGAGAAGATTCGCTCGGAAAAGGTGTTTGCCTTGCGGAATGAACGCGATCTCGCGCGGCTGTTCCTGCTCTGGCGGGCCTTGGAAGTGGGTGGGCAGGACCGCTATGAGGTTGCGACGGTTCGTAGCGGCATCTACCAGAGCATCGCTGGGCATCAGACGTTGCTCTGGAGTGTCCACGAGATGCTCGACGCGGCGGCAAATCACGCGGGCTATGCCGAGTTTCGCGTGCGGACTGATGGGTCTGTCGAGGTCAGCGAGACATGATCTATCGTCTCCCCTTGCCGCGCGTGAGTGAGGTCATCCACGGGCGCGTCGGCAACGGCGCGTCGGGTGGGGCGACGTGGGGCGCGCGCGGAACCGCCGTGCATCGGTATGCGGCGGCGATTGATCTCGGGCGGCCCACGCCGGCCGTCCCGCCCGAGTATCAGGGCTACGTGGATGGGTATCTGGAGTTTCTGACGAGTCGGACGACGACGCACTGGCAGTATGTCGAGCATCCGTTCCGGCATCAGGGCCTCCGGTTTCGTGGCACGCCTGACCGCATCGGCAGGTGTGACGGGTCTCCGGCAGTGGTGGACCTCAAGACCGGCGAGCGCGCCAAGTGGCACGGCATCCAGTTGGCGGCCTACGATTTGCTGGTGCCTCTCGCCGTGCCTCGACGACGGTGGATCGTCTACTTGCCCGGCGATGGGACGTTCGCGTTGACGCCGTACGACGACCCCGATGATTACGCCGAGTTCCTGACGCGACTCTCGGCATGGCACGCGGCCGCGTGACCTACAAGGAGCGACGATGGCGGAGGAGACGTTCTCAGAATTGACGGTGGCGACGGCCCGCGTGCAGGCCCTCGCCCATCTCGGATCGTCGGAGGAGTACACACTCGCAGCCACGCTCTTGGCGCAGGTCATCGAGCGGGAGCGCGCGATTGCGGCGTGGTACGCCGAGGAGCGGGCGCCCTTCACCGAGGTGCAGAAGACGCTGAAGGAGCGCGAGCGCCTCGCCTTGGGGCCATGGCAGGATCTGCGCGACGTGCTGCAGACAGCCATGCGCACCTACGAGGCCGAGGCCAAGGCGGCTCGCCGTGCGGCACTGGAAGCGGCGATGGCGCAGGCGGCCTCCACGCAGACGCCGGTACGCCTGCCTGATCTCGGTCTCGTCGGCGAGACCATCCCCAAGGTCGCTGGTTTGCAGTCGCGCGACTACTGGAGCGCCGAGGTCACCAACGTGGGGATGCTCATCGTCGGCGCGGGTCTCGGCGTCCTGCTCGACATCTGGGACGAAACGGTGGCCCACGCCGAGGTGGCCTCGCCGGAGGCCTGCCGCATCGTCAAGGCCTTTCTGGAGGAGTGGGTCAGGATGCATGGCACGGCGCCGATGGAGGCGCTGGTGCCCAACTACACGTGGCTGAACGCGCAGGCCCGAGAGAAGCACGCGGAGTTGGCCGTGCCCGGCGTGCGGGCGACGAAGCGGGAAGAGTATGCGCGCGGCCGACGGCGGACGGCCGAGGACGACGACACGCCGAGGGGGTGAGGGACACCATGGTCTTGCCGCGCGAGACGATTCGGACGGGGGCGCCGACGACGTGCCCGACCTGCCAGCAGCGGTTGGTGCTCGACGTCCACCGGTCCGCCGGCGGCTACTACGTGGGCACGTGGTGCGCCTGCGGACCATACAGTCGTGAGTCCGAATACTTCCGTGACGAGGCGTCGGCGCGGCAGGCGCTGCGCACCGGCGTGTTTGGGCGATGACGCCGCTGGAGCGATTTCTGCTCCGATCCCCCGTTGGCGCTCAGCCAACCGCATGACGTTTCAAGGAGCGACGACGATGTCACGAGCGCAGACGACGCTCACGCAACCGATGTTGTTCAACGCGACCCGTCCCGTGCGCCGACCCAAGCGCACGGCCCAGCAGACGGCGCTCTTCCGCGAGTTCACCTATTTCCGCGACCGGTACATCGAGGTGCGGAAGGCGCCCCTGTTCCGCGTGAGCATGGCCGACGACCTCCGCGCCATCAAGCGGCTGCAGGCGCTCGTGCCGGAGGAACCGGTGCGCCACGCGATCTACGACATCTGGGTCGAGGACAGTAGTCCGTTTGTGGTGTCGCAGGGCCATCTGTTGCGCTACCTGCTGGTCGAGTGGCGGCTGCAACCGGCGCTGCGGCAGGCCGAGGCCCGTGTACGCGCCCAAGCGCCCCTCCCACGCGTGATCGCCGCGCCGCCAGACCTGCGCCCTGTCCCCGTCCCGCCTGCGGCGGCGAGCGAGGCGCTGGCTGCCGCCAGACTGCGGGCCTACCGGAGGCGCCATGGCGAGTCCGGCACGTAAGCCGACCGGCCCCGCGCCTGCCCCGCCGCCCCTTGCGATTGACCACCTCTCCTCGCGGCACATGTACGACCGCGAGACGGAGGAGGCCTTCGTGGGGTGGCTGCTCTACAAACCGGCGGCGGCGGTCGATGCCTTGGCCCTCGTCCGGCCCGAGTACTTCGCCCACCAGCCCTGCCGTCACCTCATCGAGGTGATGGAGATGCTCGTGGGGCAACGGCGCCTGCCCGACGTGCAGGCCGTCAAGGCCGAGGTGGAACGGCAGGGGACGGGACCGGCAACCGTCATCGACGTGGTGCGCTACTACGGCCCGCCGCTGCATGGGGGGATGACGCTGGAGCAGATGGCAGCGCGGCTGAAGGAGGCCGCGATCCGGCGGCATCTGGGCTATGCTCTGCAGGCCTCGGTGCGTCGGCTGATGGACGACTCGGACTTCGATGCCGCCCTCTCGGACCTCTATGCCACCCTCGACGGGGCCGAGCGCCTCGACCGTGACCCCGCCGCCGACCACTTCGACCACCTGATGGCCGACGTCATCGAGACGTACAACGCGACGACGGCCGACTTCCTCGACACGGGGTACCTGACGCTCGACGCGCAGATGGTGGGGGGGATCTACAAGCCCTGCCTGCTGGTCATCGGCGCACGCACGAGCCAGGGAAAGTCCGCCATCGCGGGGAACCTCGCCGTCCATTGGGCACGCCAAGGGCACAAGGTGTCTTTCTTGTCGCTGGAGATGGATCGCGTCCAGATCGGGCAGCGGTACGTCGGCGCGATGGCGGGCGTCTCGGTCGCGCGTCTCGGGGCGCGGCGGCTGAGCGCCGACGAGTTCGACCGCATGGCCGAGGCGCTCAACGAGTCGTTGCCGATCTGCACCGACGACACCGTGCGCACCATCGGACAGGTGCGTGCGCGCACCTCGCAGCACAAGCGGGTCATGGGCGGCCTCGACGTGGTCATCGTGGACTACGTGCAGTTGATGGACGTCGCCACCAAGCAAGGCGAGAACCGCTATCAGGCCCTCGGCCGCATCAGTCTCGGGCTGAAGCAACTCGCCAAGGATCTGAAGGTCGTCGTCGTGGCCCTCGCGCAACTCAACCGCGAGGTCGAGAACCGTAAGGACGAACCGCCGCGCCTGAGCGATCTCAGAGAATCCGGCAACCTTGAACAGGATGCCGATCAGGTGTGGTTGTTGTGGCGCCCGCCGGTGAAGTACGGGGTGCCGCCGGTGCGGCTGATCGTCGCGAAGAACCGGCAGGGGCCGACCTGTGCGGTCGATCTGCACTGGCAGGGCGAGGCGATGCGGCTGATCGAGATGGCGCCCGAGGGCGAGGACGAGTAGCGACGATGGCACGGCGGGCACACCAGACGGAATTGTTCACGCGCGATCTCGCGTGGGAGCAGGAGTGGGGCGGGATGCCGGAGTTTGTACAAGGCCGACAGGAGGAGTACGCCAAGGTGGTGGTGCGGTTTCGGACGCGCGCCGACTTCGACGACTTCTGCCAGCGGATCGGACAGCGGTTGACCCCTGTGAGCAAAAGCACGTGGCATCCGGCCCTGCCGACCAACGGGTCGAGCCAGACGGTGCAGCGGTACGTCGATGGCGAAGACACCTAGGTATCCGATCTTTGTCCTGTCGAAGGGGCGCTGGGAGAGTCGGCTCACCAGCAAGGCCTTGGACCGCATGAGGGTGCCGTACCGCATGATTGTGGAGCCGCAAGAGGCCGAGGCCTATGCCGCCGCGGTCGGGGCCGAGCGCTTGCTGATCCTGCCCGAGGGGAACCAAGGGCTGGGGTCGATTCCGGCCCGCAACGCGGCGTGGGCCGAGGCCGAGCGGCTGGGCGCGGCGCGGCACTGGGTATTGGACGACAACATCGAAGCGTTCAATCGGCTCAACCGTAATTGCAAGCCCGAGGTTGAGACAGGGGCGATGTTCGCCGCTGCCGAGGACTTCGTGGACCGCTACGAGAACGTGCCGTTGGCGGGGTTCAACTACTACTGCTTCGCCAAGGCGAGCGAGCCGGTGCCGCCGTACTACCTGAACACACGGGTCTACTCGTGCATCCTGCTCGACACGTCGCTGCCGTTTCGGTGGCGCGGGCGCTACAACGAGGACACCGACCTGAGCCTGCGCGTGCTCAAGGCGGGGTACTGCACGGTCCTGTTCAATGCCTTCCTCGCGGGGAAGGTGACGACGATGCGGATGCGCGGCGGAAACACCGACGTGCTCTACGCCGGCGACGGCCGCAAGGCGATGGCCGAGTCCCTCGCGGCCCAGCATCCCGACCTTGTGAAGGTCGTCTGGAAGTTCGGCCGGTGGCAGCACTCGGTGGACTACCGCCCGTTCCGCGCCACCCGCCTGCGCCGACGTCAGGACGTGGTGGTGCCGACCGGTGTGGACAACTATGGGATGGTCCTGCGGACCTTTCCTCGCGTGCGTGGCCCACGCACGTCCATCCCCCATCAGGAGCGTGTATGCCCGATCCCGTCGTGATCACGTTGACATGGAAGGATGCCCTCATCGGGGGGCAGGTCGGGTTCTATCGCAGTGCGGAGGCGCTGTTCCGCAAGCGAGCGTCGCGGTTCCCTGAGCGGCGCCCTGGCGAGTTCTGGGGACAGCACATCGAGGCGGCGCTCGCGGAGATGTGTGTGGCGCAGCATCTGGGGATCTACTGGGGGGCAGGGATCAATACGTTTCACTCGGCCGACGTGGCGGGGCAGCCGCTGGAAGTGCGCTGGAGTCCACGGGACGACCTGAAGATCCGGCACGACGATGACGACACCCATCTGGTGGTCTCGGTCACGGGGCGCTGTCCGGAATACCGGCTCATGGGATGGATCCTCGCAGGGGACGCCAAGCAGGAGGAGTGGTATTGCGCGGAGGCGCCGCCCTGTTACTTCGTGCCCCACGCGGCCCTCTGGCCCATGGCGACGCTGAAGCTCGATGCGGTGGCGCGGGTGCTCACGCCTGCGCCCTGAAAGGACACGCGACATGGGACACGGGAAGGGAAACTTCAAGGCCGTTGAGCGCCGCGTGGCCGCACTGGCCCGTGGACGCAGAATCCCGGTGACCGGCGAGCGAGCGGGAGCCGATGTGCTGTCGGATCGCTATGCGTTCCAGGTCAAGAGCCGCAAGACGATCCCGACGTGGCTCTGGGCATGGCTCGCGGGGATCGTCGGCAGTGCCATGCGGTCCAAGCGCATCGGCGTGCTGGTGCTCAAGCGGCCAAACGACCGTCTCCTGACCCATGGGCTGGTCGTGCTGCGGTTCGCCGACTGGTTGGAGATCACCAACGGGGATGGCGGGTCGCTGGACCCGCTGGACGTGGAGGTCGAAGGTGTCGAACGACCTGATGCTTCGTGAGGCGCTCTGCGCCCATCCGCCCTGTCTGCGCCTGACGCAGGACTGCACCTTTGAGACGTGGGAAAGTCTCGGCGCATGGCTGCGGACGGTGGACGGATCAATTCAGTGGTGGGTGGGGGACTGGTTGAATTTTGGCGAGACCCACTACGGGGAGCGGTACGCGCAGGCGCTCGATGCCACCGGCTGGACCCTGAGCACGCTGGAGGTCTATGCGTGGGTCGCCAAGCGGGTGCCCGTCGAGAATCGGCGTTTGGATCTGTCGTTCTCCCATCACAAAGTCGTGGCACAATTGCCGCCAGCCGAGCAGCGGGTGCTGCTGACGACGGCGGCGGCGGGCGATGCCGAGGGCGGGGCGTGGACCTATGAGCGCCTCGCGCGTGAGGTGCGGCAGGGACGCACCGGCGTGCGTCCCGTCTGGGTGCTGGTGCAGGCCACTGACGCGGCGGATGCTGAGGCGCTCGTGGAACGATTCACCCTCGATGGACGCAAAGCCCGCATTGTCGGCGACCACAAGGGGACAGCCCATGCATGACGCGTCTCGCGCAGAGCGTGCGCTGGCCCTCGCGTTCACCCTCGCAGGGCTGGGCTGGTTGGGGGCGTGCTTCTACCATGCCGGTCTCTGGTGGGGCGCCTGCGGCGTGGCCGGTGTGGTCTGCCTCTCGGTCTCAGGGCACATCTACGGCAAGATTCGCAACCGCGAGATCGCGGCGGCGCTCGACAAGGTCGTGGCGGCGTCCCGCGCGGTCATCACTACGACGACATGGCCACGGTCGGTCAACTGAGGGGGCGGGATGGGCATCTTCGATGCAGAGGCACTGCAGCTGGCCATCGACGCGGAATTGAACACCATTCCAGCGGCGCACACCTCGTGTCTGGTCGGCTACTACACCACGTCGGGGGTGTGGCGCGTCTGCGTGGTGAAGAAGGCCGGCGACCACTGGCTGTTCGGGGCCACGCTGGAGGGCGACCGCACGGCGGGGAAGATTCAAGGCGGCCTCATGGTGCGCGCGAGTTGGTAGGGAGAGGGCCATGCCGCAACTCCCGGATCTGACGCTGGACCTCAAGACGACGGTGCTGCTGATCACGATCTGCACCACGGCGTATGCGGTCTACCACGGGGTGACGCTCACGCTCGTGCAGCAGGAGCAAACGATCCAGCAGTTGCGTGGGCAGGTCAGTGAGATGACGCAGCAGCAGCGAGCACAGGAGCGGGCGCTGATCGAGTTGACCGTTAGCTTGAAGGCAAGGAACGTGATCCCATGAGCGAGGACACCGTGATCGGGATAGCGCGGTGGGCGCTGGTGACCATCTTGGTGGCGTGGGTGGCGAGCGTCGTCTGGGTCGCCTCGGGGCAGCAGCAGGTGCAGTATCCGCAAGGGGTGATGGCGATCCCGCGCGACGGGTTCCTGCCGAAGACGGTGCTGATCCAGCGCGATGCCACCGACGATCAGCGCATCTGTGTCGAGCGGCCCTACGAGAGCCTCGTGGACTGCCGCAGCGTGGGCGAACTGCGGAAGTGGATTCGGGAGCGACCGGCCAAGTGATCGGATACCCGAAACCCGAACCGCGTCGGCGTGTGGTGGCGCGGGCGCGTCGAGAACAGGCGACCAAGCGTCGGGCCTGTGTGCTCGCCGTTTGGGAGCGGGCCAAGTGGCGGTGCGAACGCTGCCAGCGGTTGCTTAAGCAATCCTCGATCTGGTGGTTTGAAGTGGGGCATGTCCATGAGATCGTGCCTCGGTCACGCGGCGGTGACCCCACAGACCCGGATCAGTGCATGTTGATCTGTCCCGCCTGCCATCAAAAGGAGCATGAAGGTGGCAAGAACGCGTAAGCCCGCGAAGAAGAGCAAGCCCCTGAAGAGCAAGACCCTGATGGACGTCTTCACGAATGACCCGCGGCCGGTCGTGCCCGTGCTGGACACGCCGCCACCCCCCTCAGCCGCTGCCGTGATGCTCGCCGAGGTGGAGCAGGAGCTCGACCTCTGTCCTTTCTGTGGGCGGTGGAACAGCCGCACGCGGGGGCATCGACAGGGCTGCAAACTCGGTGAGTTTCTGGGACGGGTGGCCGCATGAGCGAGCACACGAGCGAGAAGGCCGTCGTCGATGGCGGACTGGACTGGAGCGACACCTGTCGCGCCGAGCTGGAGCGCCTCTGGGCCGAGCACGGCGAGGTGCTGACGGCCTTCCACCGCATCTTCTATGCCGCCAAGTGTACGTGGCGCACGGCCGTGTGGCGGGGCAAGACGATGATGAAGGCCCCGAGCGACGTGCTCATGTACGCCGAGATCGTGCAGGAGATGCGGCCCGACCTCATCATCGAAACCGGCACGGCCGAAGGCGGGTCGGCGCTGTTCCTGCGGGACATGCAGCGCGTGGCGGGCGTGACGGACGGCCTCGTCGTCACGGTCGAACTGGAGCCGAAGCAGTATTCGGATGCCGTCGTGCAACCTGGGCTGATCCGGCTGATCGGGAGTTCGACGCATCAGGTCATCTTCGACACCATCGCCGAGATGGCGACGCGGGCCGCGCGGGTCATGGTCATCTTGGACAGCGACCACCGCGCCGAGCATGTCGCGCGGGAACTGGAGTTGTACGCCCAGATGGTCAGCGTGGGGCAGTGGCTCATCGTCGAGGACACGAACCTGAACCACGAGGTGCCGCTGAACCTGACGAAGGACTGGTGGTGCAGCAAGAACGGCGAGCCGGTGGACGCGAGCGAGTATCCGCGCTACGCGCGTGGGCCGCGCGAGGCCTTGGAGGCGTGGCTGCCCAGTCATCCCGAGTTCCGCGTCGAGCGGTACTGTGAGCGGTATCTGACCACGTTTTGCCCAGAAGGCTACCTGTTGCGGATCGCCTGATGGGGAACGTCTACCAACGGCAGTGGGTGGCGGGCCTCGGGCTGACAGGGCCGGTGGTGGAGGTGGGGAGCCGGCTGGTTGCGGACGATCCCGACTTCTACGACTACCGCGCCCTGTTTCCGACGCAACCCTATGTCGGGATCGACATCGAGGCAGGGAGCGGCGTGGATGTCATAGCCGACCTCGCCACTGGGACCGGAGGCGCGGCGCTCGCGCCCTACTGGGGGCAGGCGCAGACGCTCTTGTGCCTCTCGACACTGGAGCATGTCCCGACCCCGTGGACGCTCGCGGCGGCGATGACGGCCCTGCTCGCGCCGAAGGGCACACTGGTGCTCTCGGTGCCGTTCGCGTGGGTGCTGCACGATTACCCGTCCGACTACTGGCGGTTCTCACCCTCAGCGGTGCGCGTCCTGTTTCCGGACCTCGTGTTCGACGAGGCGCGGTCATGTTGGCAGTCGGGGACCGGACGGACGGCGCCGCTCGCCGATGAGGCGCCGGTGCGGTTGGCGACGCTGCTGCGGCAGGGCAGGGTCATGGTCGAGGGCCGCGCAGTGTCCGATGTCTATCTCTGTCAACCAGGGTCGTTTCTGGGCGAGGGCGTGATGCTGAACATGGTCGGCACGCGGCGCGGGGCATGATGGCGCTGGTCGTCTGGGTCGCGCTCATCGTGATGCTGGGGTGTCTCTATCGGCTGGTCTGCGCGGCTGACGCCAATCGTGACTGGATTGACACCCGCCGCCGGAGATCACAGAGGAAAGGAGGTGAGAGGCATGGCCACGAAGTCGAAGTCCAAGAAGGGCGCCAAGAAGGCGACAGTCAAGAAGTCGTCGAAGAAGGCGTAGCCCGATGACGGGCACGTCCTACGTCGTGCTGCCGTTCAGCGACTTGCGCGAGGCCGTGGAGTTGCTCCGCGAAATCGAGTGGTCGCTGAACGCTCCGGCGTCCGGCGAGGGGCGCTGCCCGTTGTGCGCCAAGCTCGCCGTGCGCCGCCATGACCCGACTTGCCGCCTCGGGCAGTTCCTGAAACGGATGGCGCAGATTGGGGCGGCGGACTGGGCGGGCGAGCAATGGCGGAGGATTGGGGAGTGAGGACGACCGCAGACACCTGTCCTGCCTGCTGGGCCGTGCGTGGCCGAGACGGCCGGTGTGTCGCCGACCCGACGCATCGTTCGACCTCGCCCGGCAGCGTCTTCGACCTGCCGCACGTGCGCGAGGCGCTAGCCCGCGTGGAACGGGAGCGCGACCAGCACGCCCAGCGTGCCCAGACTGCGGAGGCCCTCCTGCAGCGGTTCCGTCTCGCCTATCAGGCATGGGCGGCAGATGACGACGAAGGCTACGACCGGCTGATAGACCTGTGCAGTGCCCTCGCGGCCGAGATCGACGAGAGTGAGCGGTGACGCCGATGTCCCACAACAACACGCCGCCTGGGTTTCCTGCCGCCTTCTATGCCACGCACGTGATGGAGACCGTGCAGCAAGCGCTCACCGAGTCCAAGGCGGCGATTGAGCGCCTCGTCGCCGAGCGCCGCGTATTGCAGGCCGACGTGGCTCGCTATCGGGCCGTGGTCGAGCGCGCACTGCAGGCGGTCGTGGACCCTGCGACCATCGGCCTCATGGCGATGATCGTGGACGCCGAGCGGCACGAGGCGTGGCTGCGTGCATTGGAAGAGGCCTTGCTGGACTGACGCATGGGACCAGCAGGAGGGTGCCTTGGTGTCAGGCGACTCTGAGGGGTGCCACTCTCTTGCTACCCACCAACCGTAAGGGACGAGTCTGCCTCGCCGCTCTCGCGAAAGGAATAACATGGTGGAGAAGGACACTTTCGTCCTGACCATCGTGATTCCAGCAGGGACCGTGCTAACCGACGAGCAGGCGAACTTGTGTGCCTCGGCGGGCGCGGCCTTGCTGGGGCTAAAGCCGTGGGAGTATCAGCAGGCGCTCAACGAGGGGCGCGAGATTCGGCTCACCGGCACGAGTTTCATGATGAGCGGGAGCTTGGCGGGGATGGATGCCGTCGTGGAGTTGGTCGAGCGGCTGCCGCGCGAGTGGGTGACCTACGACCGGCAGATCCTCGCGGACCTGATTGCGCGGCTGGAGCAAAAGGCCGCGCATTGGCGGCAGTACATGGAGCGGTTGGCTGATCGGGAGCTGGGGTGATGGCTGACCTCGTGGATCGGTTGCGGGCGGCGGTAGACGCCCTCAAGGCGCTCCTGCGCGAGTGCGAGGAGCCGCTGCGTCTGCTGGCGGCGAGTCAGGCGCTGCGGGCGCGCATTGCCCAGGCGCTGGAGGGATGATGATCCCGCCGCCTGACCGGGCCGACGCGTGGCTGACGGTGATATGGCGATGATGGTGCTTCTGGATGCCAAGGCGCGGGAGTATGCCGACGCGGAGCGCGAACTGGGCCTGCCCGTGGGGCAACTCCTGACTCCGCTGACGCAGCGGCGAGACATGGGATGTCGGCACTACGCCATCGACAACGGCGCATTCGCTCACTTCGACCGCCGTGCGTTTTTCGCCTTGTTGGCCCGGCAGGTCCCTGAGCGGGCGCGCTGCCTGTTTGTGGTCGTGCCTGATGTGGTCGGCTCCGCGCGTCGAACCAATGAGTGTTTTGAGATGTGGGCGCCGCAGCTAGGAGCGTGGCCGCTGGCCTATGCCGCGCAGGACGGGGCGGAAGACCTGCCCATCCCCTGGTCGCGGTGTGCGGCGGTCTTTGTCGGCGGCAGCACCCGGTGGAAGACCAGCGAAGCGGCGAAAGCGGTGATCCGGGCCGCGCAGGTGCTCGGCAAGCACGTCCATGTCGGGCGCGTCAATACGGCGGATCGCGCCCATTGGTGTGACGACCTCGGCGTGGATTCGGTGGACGGGACGGGCATTAGCCAGTACAGCCACATGCGGCACGCCATCAAACGGCGAGGTCGCCCATTATGGGACCAGCAGGAAGACCAGCAGCGCGAGGCCGACGATGCCTGACGCGGTGCTGGAAATCGTCACGCGCCATCTGCCCTCACGGCGGATCGCCCTAGAACGGATGGTGAAGAGCCTCCGAGGGCTTGGCCCCACGGGCGTCCTGCACACGGTGATGGTGGACCATGAGCAGCGCGGGCTGGCATGGGCCAATGAATGGCTACGCACTGTGGAGCCGCAGGCCCAGTGGATCTGGTTGGTGGATGACGACGACGTGGTCTGCGAGCACTTTGAGTTCGTCGGCTGGCTCGCCTCGCTCCCTGCAGACATCGATCTGGTGATGGTGCTCGTCGATCATGGCCGCACTATCGGGGTCTTGCCGCCACGCAACCGCTGGCGTACGTTGCCACCAGTACGGGAGATTGGAGGCGGCAGTCTCGTTCTGCGTGCCGACCTCTATCGGCGCGCGCGCGACGCGTGGACTGGGGAGTACGAGGGCGATTACGCCTTCATCACGCGCGCATGGGAGGAAGCGAGTGGACGCATCACGTTCCCGCAGGTGATGCAGCGCGTCCAACGCATCAGCAAGGGCGACCCCCGCGACGTGGAGTGAGTGGACACATGGAACGCACCGTGGTGATCGAGGCGCGTGGGTATGCACAGCAGCGCGGGTCAGCCTCGTCGGACCATCTCGTCCGTTTTCTTGTGGACGGGATCGACCGCTATGCGCTGACGTTCTCGGGGCGCGGGGCCGAGGAGCGGGCACGCAAGGCCGCGACCGAGTGGGAGATTGGGGAGGCGGTGTGGATGCGCGAGGTCATCGCGCGTGGCTGACCTTGGCGGGTGGCAGGTCACGGACGAGCGCACGGGCCGTCCGGTGGGTGGGGCCACCACGGCGGACATCGGGGGGGTGCCTGCGGGACGCGTGACCGTGGGGGTCTGCGCCATCTTCAAGGACGAGGGCCGCGATCTCCCAGAGTGGCTCGCGTGGCATCGGCAGATCGGGATCAGCCGGTTCTTCCTCTACGACAACGACTCCACCGACGGGGGCGCGTCGTGCTGCACCGGCGCGGACGTCACCGTGACGTCGTGGCGGGGCTACTCGCAGCAGATGGCGGCCTATGCGCACTGTCTGCGGAGTCGGCCTGCCGTAGACTGGCTCGCCTTCATCGACCTCGACGAGTTCCTCTTTGATCCCGCGGGGCGGCGGATCGACACCATCTTGCCCGAGACCACGGCGCAGTATCAGGGCGAACGGGTCGAGCGGGTGTGGGTGCCGTGGCGCATGTTCGGGTGGAAGCCGCACGAGGTGCGTCCCGCCGGCGGCGTGCTGCAGAACTACCTGTGGCGCGCGCATGACGCCTCGCGGCTCCATGCGATTGAGATGCAGGCGGGCAAGTCGATTGTGCAGCCGAGCAAGGTGGCGTTGATCCCGCCGCCGACGCCGCATCATCTCCTCGTCGAGGGGCTGACGTGGTCGGACTCGGGGCTGGTGCTCAACCACTACTGGACCAAGAGCAAGCAGGAAGCCTTCAAGAAGGCGAATCAGCCGCGCGCGGACAACGGGCTGCGCCGGTCGTGGCAGCAGATGCTCGATCTGGAATGGGAGATGGCGGCGGTCTATGACGACCAGATCGCGCAGCAGGCCCGCGCGTGCGGGGTGGTCCGATGACGTGGGTCGAAGAGGGGTTGCTCCTGATGGCCCTCTGGGTGGGGATCCTCGCTGCGCTCGACTGGTGGCGCCATCTGACCACGGGCCGCTCCCGCTGAGCAAAAATTTAGGCGCGAGGGGGGTGGTCGTGTTGGGCGGGGCAAAGGGGGGGGGATGAGCTACGGGGAGACGATCCACTGTCCCATCTGCGGGGTGACCCATGGGTTCGGCGTGCCCTGCCCGCCGCGCCGCCCGGAGACGGACGAGATCGCGCGGCTGCAGGCCGAGGTGACGGCCCTGCGCGAGGTGCTGCGCTGGGAGGTCTTGCCGGTCTTGCGCGGGGTCCGGTCCGACCCGCAACGGGCGCTCGTGGCGGTCGAGCGTGCGCTCGGCCTCAGTCGGTGAGAGGCGTGAGGCCTCTGGTATGAGACGTGGATGCACCGACGACCGCGCACGGGACGAGCGACGATGGGTGACAAACCTGACTGGGAAGTCCTCTGGCCGCGCACCGATCAGGACGGCAATGGCGTACGGGGCGGACGCTTGGGGGCCGAGGTCGAGTCCACGCCTGACCCCCGCTGGCTCCAGTTCGACAGCGTAGCGCGCGGGGACGTCGTCGCCGTGCGGCGCCAGTTGCCGAAGGCGCGGCGCCGGTCCGGCTGGGATTGCTACCGACTCCACGGCCCGCGCAAGTATCCCAAGGGGGGCTGACCATGGACGTGCTGCGCCTGTTGGTCCTCAACGTGCTGGTGCGTGTCCACGCGTGGTGGACGCGCCCTGCGTTTCTGTACATGTCGGCGGATTGGCGGGGACGATGGCGACGACGCTAGCGAACATCGAGGGGTTCTGCGACTTCGACGACCTGTATGCCGCCTGCGTGGACGTCGCGCCGGAGACGGGGGCGTATTTCGTTGAGTGCGGCACGTACCACGGGCGCTCCGCCTACGTCATGGGCACGTTGATACAGGCGAGCGGCAAGGCGATCCAGTTCGACACGTGGGACAACTATCTCGGCACCAACCCAGGGCATGGGCAGCCGGACTGGACGCCCATCGATCAGGCCGAGGTGCGGGCGACGCTCGCGGGCCTGCCGGTGCGGATCTGTGTGGGCGATGCCTTGGCGGCAGCCGCCACCTATGCCGACGAGAGCCTCGACCTCGTGTTCCTCGACGATGATCACTCCGCGGCGCACGTGTACCGCGAGTGCAAGGCGTGGTGGCCGAAGGTCAAGGTGGGGGGCCTGCTCGCGGGCCATGACTTCGTTTGGCCGACCGTCGAGGCAGGGGTCCGACAGTGGGCGCGAGAGCAGCGCCTGCGGGTCGCGCCGCGCAGCCGCACCTCGTGGGGCCTGACGAAGAGCCGCAGTTTCTAGGCAAAAATTTAGGCGCTAGGGGGGGGCCATCTTTCGCGGTGGGACGGGGGCCGCCCTCGCCCAGTTCGCCTCGCGTCCGGTAGGCAGGGGCGCCGCTCCCCCTGCCACACAATAGGGCTTGACATCCGCCGCGCGTGGTAGTAGTATGTAGGTGCTCGTCGGGACCGCGCTAGGATCCGCTGACCGCGGGGAGCAGTTCCGACAGGGAGCGACGGCAGTCACCGAGGGGCAGACCCCTCTGTTGTCCGACCGCGGAATTCCGGCACCGCGAGAAAGGGGGGTTGACAAGGGCGCGTGTAGTGGGTCGGGGCGTGAGACGGCGCCCCGACCGACATCACCTCAACTGGAGCGACGACGATGCAGTAAACGACACCCTTCCGCGCGGGCCTAGTCACCGGGTGTAGCTGCGCATACAGGGGACAAGGGTGGCCGCCGGCAGGCGCACTACGGGAGAGGACGGGGATAAGAGGAAGATACCGCCCAGCCTGCCGGAAAGCCTGACCTAACCCTCCGAGTCGGTGAGAGGCCGACGACCGATGGGCAGGCGGGGCTGGTCGAGCACAGGTGATGCTGCGTCTCGTGTGGCGGCCCATGGACTGGCCGCGGGTTCGACTCCCGCAACCAGCCCCGCTACCCACGCCGCTTGACACCAGCGCGAAGTAGTGCTATGATGTCTTCGTTGGGGCGCGAGACGGGCGCCTCAGCGACACGAGGAGCGACGACATGACTCTAGCAGAACACATCGCAGCCGCGAAGAAGACGGCCGCCGAGTTCCGCGCCTACGAGCGCGAGATGCGGGCAGCCGGTGACCTGCGGACGGCTGAGCGGGCCGCGACCAGTGCGAGGATCGCCGAGCGGCAGGCGCGCGTGATGGCCAAGGCGGCGCGCGAGGAGACGCTGCACGAGCGGGCCGTCGCCATCTTCGGCAACTGCTGAAGGCTTGACACCAGCGCGCAGTAGTGCTATGATGCCTTCGTTGGGTCGCGGTGACGCGCGGCCCTGAAGGGAGCGACGATGTTGACGCGGCAGGAGCAAGTGAAAGCGCGGATCTGGGTGGCGGCGTTCTTCGCCCTGCCCGTGGTGTTCACCGTGTTGGGTCTCGCGGGCTGAGGGAGGATGACAATGGATCCGGTGACTCGCATTGCCGACTTGGAAGGGGCGCTCAGGGACGCCCTGAATGCCGCCGCGTATCTCGCGAGCGGCGGCTCGATGGGCGCGGTGAGCAGCGTCCTGCGCGCGGCGGCGGCCGTCTTGGACCCCGCGCCGGTGGGCGGAGGGATGCCTGCCGACGAGGAGCGCGCCCAGATCTGGGAACACAGCGTCGAGGTGGCGCGATGATCGCCCTCTGGCGCACCGACGTGGGCGCCTCGCCATGGGCCTTTCCGCGAGGCTTCCGGCTCGTGGCGGAGGTGGCCACTGACCTGCTGGAGGAGGCCTTCTCGCAGGCCAAGGCGACCGACGGGGTGAGCGTCCTTGAGGACCGCCTGACCGCCGCCTCTGGGTATGTGTCCTCTGGCACCCACGGCTCATCCGTGTGGCGCAGTTCGCGGATCTGAGGAAGTGCGGAAGCGTGCGTATCTATATACGCACTTGGCGCACTTCCCAAGTTCGCCGGCCAGCGAGCTTGACGCCAGAAGGCGCGTCGTAGTATCATGGCTCATCGCGGGTGGGGTGACGTCCTCGCCCGCGTCTGGCCGACGGAGCGACGACAAATCCAAAAACTTCGGTGCGATGGGGGGCTTCGCATGGGGGAGTGTCTCCCAGTATTTTGTCTGACGGGGGGGGTGTCTATGAAGCAGCAATTCTACGGAGTGACCCTCCGCGAAGGCGTGGTCGCCCATCTGACGATGACGCCGCCATGCACATGGCGTGACGGGGAGCCGGTGCGGACCCTGTGTCAGCGCGTCCTGCGGGATGCGCGCCCACAAGTTCTGAGCGACCGCGTCTGCGCGGCGTGTGAAGCCAACCGACCTCGGGCACCCGCCACGAGCGACTGACGCCGCGCTCCGCGCCAGTCCCTCGGGTCAGCCTCGCGCCCACGCAGGCGAGGCGGCGGATCTCTGCGTGGGTCTCCTCTTGACACCTGCGCGTAGTAGTGGTATGATGTGTTCGTTGGGTCGCGTGACGAGCGGCCCTGAGACGCAAAGGGGAGCGACGATGGCATCTGTGTCTAGGTATGTGCTACCGACGCATCCGGACGGGGTGATCCCATTGCCATGGGACGACTGAGGGCAGGATCACAGGTGGCGAAGTTGGGCATGGGCGGTTGCTTCAGCAAGACGCATCGCGCGACGTTGTGATGAGCCGGTCGCTGCGCCGTATCTGTATATGCCGCACAGATCGCCGTGAGCGATTGGGTTTTGGAGACGTAACCGGAGCCTGCCGCCACATTGCCCCTTGACTCCAGAGGCGCGTTTTGCTACTACTATGTGTGAGGTCGGAGCGCATGACGCGCCCTGCGCGACGGGTTGGGTGACGCCGACCAGAGGGAGCGACGACGATGGGAGCCAAGACAGCGACAGCCAGTGGACTGGCCCTGCGCCTTGTGGCCGCGACGCGGCAGGCGTGGCACGTGGGCGCGGCCGCGCCCCCATCGAGCGTGGTGGTCGAGGTGCTCGTGGACCCTGCCCAGCCCACGGCGGGCGTGGTGACGGTCGAGGGGACGATCTATCCGCGCCTCGGCGACCGCCACGTGCGCTACACCTCGGGGCCGCTCGTGTTCGCCTCGGTGGACCTGCAGGCGGGCGCCCCGACACCGGACGGCACGGGACCGGCGGGGTATCTTGCGGTCGCCGTGCAGGGTGCCGTGCTGCCGTCTGAGGCGGCGGTGCTCGCCGCGGTGCTGGAGGCGGCGGCCCGCCTCGCTGAGGCGCCCGATGCTGCCTGAGCGCCTGCGCCTCGCCCTGCTCGCCCTCATCGCCCTCGTGGGTGCCCCGCTCGCCGCCCTGGCGGGCGACTGGCGCGCGTTCGGCCTCCTCCTGACCCTCGCCATCCTCCTGCAGGTAATCGGCCCGCCTGCGGGCGCCTGAGCAAAAATTTCGGCGCTAGGGGGGGCCTCGCGCGGAGGCCTCAGTTGCTGGGGCAAAAATTTAGGCGCTAGGGGGGGTCTCGCGCACAGGCGTGGGGGAAAAGGCCCGACTCATCCATAGGCCGACTCATCCATTTCCGACTCCGGTCACGCCGACTCATCTATAAAACTGGACTGTCGCGTAGTAGCAATTCGCGTACCAGAAAATCGTCAAAAATCGTGCAAAAAGTACTTAGCTGTAAATGGCACGACGTTGCGCTAGGACGCGCGATTCGGATCGATCCTTACCGCGCTATGGCCGAAAAAATCTCGCGCGGTACGCCCAGCTAGAGGCCTGTACGCCTTGATACGCCTACGCTCAACTCGATCCCGATCCGAGGGATCGGCGTGCATGTACATAGAGAGGCTAGTTCTCCGACTCATCTATGCATGGAAATCGCGCGCGCGCCGATTGCCTTGCTATGCATGGTAGTGGTTCGAGTTGCAATCGCTTGCGCGTAGTGCTATAACGTGGGATCGGTAGTAGATCACGGCACCGTGACGCGGTGCCGAAAACACGAGGAGCGACGAGAGATGAGAAAACGGATCCCTCCCAGTTACGACGAGTATGCGCGCGTCATGCGCGCGAACGGCGCGCGCCCGCTACCGTACCGTCAGTGGTACATCCTGACTCACTAAAGAGAGAGGAGAACATCTAATGCCGTACATGCTGCACGACAAGGAATCGGCGCCCGAATCTGGCGAATCGTTTGAAACGGCGCGCGACGCACACGAGGCTCGCGCCGCACATGCCGACAAGATTGTGACGTTTGTGTGTTCCGACGAGGAACGTACCGCATGGCACAATCGCGAGGCTTCTAGATTCGCTACTGGCGAGTATGTGCGCGTGCCGTGGCACGATCACGCGCGCTATTGCCACCCATGGGGCCAGCTGTATACACATTTTGCACATATGTCGGTGAAAACGCCCGGCATGATCGCGTATACCAAAAACGACGAGCATGGGATCGCGGATCGGCAAACGACCATGAAAGTCGGCCGCTATCTCGCGGAGTTTTTCGGCGATGTGTTCTCGCATGACGAGATCACGCGGTATGCCGGAGAGTGTAGCGCCGCTGCGATGGAACTACACTTCACGACCGATCCCGACACAATCGAACGCGTGTATATCGGCGGCCCGCAATCCTGTATGAGCCATGCGGGATCGTTTGATGCGGATCGCACATGCCGACACACATCATGCCGTGGCGGGAGATGCCGCGTGTTTACTTCTCACGTACATCCTACGCGCGCCTATGGCAACTCTCCGGATCTCGCACTGGCGTACACCGGCGATCCCGATCACGCGTCCGCCCGCGCGATTGTCTGGCCAGCGAATCAGACGTACAGCCGCACGTATGGCCACACGACGTTGATCGAAACACTCTTGGAGGCGAACGGCTACACGCGCGGAGATTTGGAGGGCGCGCGGATCCGCGCGATTCCTGATGGGACCGGCTACCTAATGCCGTATATCGACGGGAGATCCACCTTCGCTGAGCGGCAAGGCAAGTATCTTGTGCTCAGCGAAGAGGGAGAGCTGGAAACCGGGATCACAAACGGCACGGCATGGGAGGCGGAGATCTACACGTGCGAGCGTTGCGCCGGCTCCTATCGGTATCACGAGAATGATGGGCATTTGCAATATTGCCCGTCATGCGCCGACGATGTGTATAACTGTTGTGAATGCGGAGAGGATTTTTTCGATGGCGCCGAGTCAGTAGCTAACGGCTACCTCTGCGAATCATGCGCCGACAATGCGCGGCAAACGTGCGTCGCGCCCGATTGTGAGGAGGAGTGGATCGAGGCCTCTCTCTCGCGCGAGACACGACGAGATCGGCGGGATCGTGGCGTGACAGCATATTGTCCCGATTGCGCGCGCCACCATGATCGGTGTACCGATTGCCGCGAGATAGTACACGAGGATACGTGCGACGCCGATGGCCGATGCGAGGATTGCACGCCTAGCGACGATTGCGAGGCCGACAATGCAGCATAGGACGCGCGGGATCGGCCGACGCCTCTCCGCATTGATCACAATGCACGGCTACAAACGCCCGCATGGATCGGCAACCGAGCGGGCGTTTATCGATCGCTATCTCCTCTCTCTCTCCGGAGCGTATGAGGATCGGATCGGCAACATTCACGTGATCCGCGAACCGACGCGCGGGATCGTCTGGAGCACACATACCGATACCGTGCATGACGATGAGGGTCGGCAATCGGTACTTTATGATCGGCGTCTCTCCGCGTTGTATCTCCCGCTGGAGTCAGACTCATCTTGCTTGGGGGCCGACGATACCGCTGGCGTGTGGCTAGCGCGGGAGATGATCCTCGCAGGCGTCACCGGCCATTTTGTCTTTCACACCGGAGAGGAGAGAGGCGGGATCGGATCGTCATTCCTCGCATGTGAGGAAACAACCTGGATGGCACATCAGCGGATCGTGATTGCTCTTGATCGTGCGGGATCGTCTGATGTGATCACACATCAGTACGGCAGGCGTACCGCCTCCGATACATTCGCCGAGTCCCTTGCACGCGAGATCATGCGGATCGATCCGCGTCTCTCCTATCGTCCGTGCAGGGGCGGCGTGTACACGGACTCCGCCGAATATGCCGATCACGTGGCGGAGTGTACCAACCTCTCAGTGGGCTATGGACGCCAGCATACCGCTCGCGAGTACCTAGACGTACGGCACCTTATGCGCCTCAGACGTGCCTTGATTGCGCTTGATCCGGAGGCCTTGATCGTGGCGCGCGAGGCTCACGCCTTCTGGGATCCCGCGTGGCTTGTCGATCCGCGCGAAGGATCGATCTATCTCTCCGAGGAATACGAAGCCCTTGCCGCGTATGAGAAAGCCTTAGCCGACGATGATGATCGCTGGAGGCGCGCATGATCGCCCGCTCCCGCCTCCGCCGGATCATTCGCCTTCCAGATGGATCACACATCGTCACGATCCGCTATGCCGATCCGGATCGGGATCGGCACCTTGCGTACCTCTCGCCTACACGCACACATGATCTCCGCCTCGCCTCGCCCTACAGGGGCTGCCATGACGCGTTTGACGAGGCCATGATCGCCATCCTCATCGCGCCTCGCCCATGGTCCCCTCACGCCTTGCCGCGCCTCCGCGCGCGCCTCCTCTCCCGCCTCCTCTCCTTGCTCCGCCTCCGCCTCTCCGCCTCGCCTCGCGCGCCTCCTCCTACATAACCGCGCGCCTCCTTCTCTCCCACGGGGCCGGCCTCCCTCCGGCCCCGTGCCATGTACGCCCGCGCGCCTACACGCCTCCTCCGCCTCTCCTCCGCCGCTCGCCCCGCTCGCCAGCCGCCCCTCCGCGCTCGCCGCGCCTTTCCGCCGCGCTAGCACGTCACTCACCCTGCAGATCCGGCCGGTGAACCTCCACGCCTGCGCCTACAGAACCCCATTGCGGCCGCGCCGATGGCGTGCTGTGGCGCGATCGATCTCGCGTCCTGCGCCATCCTGGGCGAGTCTAGAGGCCTGTCGGCCCACTGCCCACGTGCCGCGGCGCCGACCCCGCGCGCGACCGATCCGTGATCGTCGGCCGGACGTCCACGCGGCTGTCGGCTGGCCGACATCGCGTCAACTCGCTGACACCGTGGCAGTTCTCCGACAGCCGTGTCGGAAACTCGGTCGCCGACGTGTCGAAAAACCGAGACCCAAAAACCGAAGCGCCCGAAGGGCGCCAGGCGCGGCCGGAGATCAGATCTCGTGACGGAAAGGCGACTGGTTTGGTCGGAGATGAGGAGGGGGAGTTGTTGATCTGGGGAGGGGGAGGGCGGATCGTCCTGGCGGGATGGGGGGACGGAGGAAGGTGTATACAAGGGGGGGGGAAGGCGTGTATACAAGGGGGAGAGGGAGGGGGCTGGGGGGGGTGTAGACACGGGCGTGTAGACAGGGGGGGGCATGGCGGCGAAGCGGGTGTCGGTGCAGTTGACGGACGAGGCGTTGTACGAGTGGTTTCGGGGGACGGCGGAGGTGACGGGGCGGTCGGTGGTGGAGGTGTTGCAGGAGGCGATGCGGATCTACCGGCATGGGCAAGGGCGGGGGGAGGGGGTGACGGCACCGACGGGCGTGGAGGGGCTGCCGCCTCCGGCCGTGCGGGCGGTGCCGGACCGGCCGGTCGAGCCGCCGCGGGCCGAGACGCGACGGCCTGTGCCTGCGGGGCCGACGCCGGTGGCGGGCGGGAAGCGGTGTCGGCGGTGTGGGCATGAGGAGGGGCAGCATTTTCTGCGCGGGTGTTACGGGCCGTGCCTGTGCTCGTCGGCGCGCTATTTGCCTCCGAGGGAGGCGGCATGAGTCCCAAGCCGAGATTTGACGACGAGGTGTTGGTGGCGCCGGCGCCGAAGCAGCCGCATGTGCGGAATGCGCGGGGGCGGGGCGGGCTGTTGAAGGCGCCGAACTGGTCGTTCACCGATGAGATTGCGCAGGCGGTGTTGTTGGCGTTGAGCCTCGGGGCGCCGATTCGGACGGCGTGTGACGTGGCGGGGATTGGGGAGCGGACGTATTACGAGTGGCTGCGTCGGGGCAGCAAGGAGATGTGGGCGGCCGTGGGGCGATGTCGGCTCGCGGGCGGGGACGAGAGTCGGTGGCATGAGTACGTCGAGCCGCCGGACATGGTGGGCCTTGCGAAGTTCGCCGAGAAGGTGCAGATGGCCCACGCCAATGCGGAAGTCTCGTATCTCAGCTACATTCGGAAGCACGCCGGTCGGACGTGGCAGGCGGCGGCGTGGATGCTGGAGCGGCGGTGGCCCGAGGTGTATGGGAAGCGGCCCCTGCCCGCGGAGGAGGCGCCGACCACTGGCGGGACGACCGTGTCCGTGTATCTGCCGAGCAATCACCGTGACGGGACCGTGACGACGGGCGTCATCGTGCGGCAGCAACCCGCGACCCCAGCCTTGCCCGAGGCGCTGGACGCCGAGGTGACCCCTGCCTGTGACCCTCCCGACCCCGACGACGCCTGACCTGCGCGATGAGGCCGACATTCGGCCGCACGCGGGGCCGCAGGAAGCGTTCCTGTCCAATCCCGCCGACATCTGCATCGGCGGGGGGTCGGCCGGCGGAGGCAAGCTGCTGGAGGTCTCGACGCCCCTCCCGACGCCCACGGGGTGGCGGGCCATCGGCGACATCTGTCCCGGCGAGGCGGTCTATGGGCGCGACGGCCATGCGTACACCGTCACACAGGTCTCACGGCGGATCGTAGACGAGGCGTGGCGCCTCACCTTCGATGATGGGAGTCAGATCGTCGCCCACGACGAGCACCTCTGGCTAACCTTCACCGCTGCGGAACTCCACCAACTGACGACGCGGACGCCCCAGTGGCGTGCTCGTCGCCGAGCGAGGCGGAACCGCTCGGGGAAGAGGGGACATGGGAATCCGCCGTTTCCCCCGCCCACTGGCACCGTGCGAGACACTCGCACCCTTGTCGCCACGCTCCGCGTACGAGACGGTCGCCGCGCGAACCACGCGATTCCCGTCGCGGCCCCACTGCGGTTGCCGGAGCACGTCCTGCCGCTCGATCCCTACCTGCTCGGCGTCTGGCTGGGAGATGGCAACACGAGTGGCGGCGCGATCACGAGTGCGGACCCCGAGGTCTTTGACGCGTTCCGTGCCGCAGGCTGGGTCGTCAGCCAACCGTGGGCCAACAGCGCGAAGTGTGGTCGCGCCGAGATGCGAAACATCGTCGGCTTGACGGCGGTGTTGAAACGGATGGGACTCTTTGGGCACAAACACATCCCCACCGCCTACCTCTGGGCCTCCATCGCCCAGCGCGAGGCGCTCCTGCAAGGGCTGATGGACACCGACGGCGGAAACGATGGATCCGGCGTCTCCTTCTGCTCAACCGTCTATGCCCTCGCGGAGGGCGTGCGTCACCTCGCCGTCTCACTTGGCCACAAGGTCACGCTCCGCTCCAAGCGCATGTCGCTCAACGGACAGGATGTGGGCGAATGCTGGACGCTGAAGTTTGTCCCCAACCGCCCGCTGTTTCGGATCCCGCGTAAGCGGGACGCGCAGAAGATCGCCACGCGGCGCACGACGCAGTTCCGGTACATCGTTTCCGCCGAGCGCGTCCCCGAGGCCGAGATGTGCTGCATCGCCATTGATGCGCCCGATCATCTCTACCTCGCCAGCGAGGCGATGATCCCGACGCACAACACGTTTAGCCTCTTGATGGAGCCGCTGCGGCACATCGCGGTGCCTGACTTCGATGCCGTGCTCTTCCGGCGCACGTTCTCGCAGTTGGAAGCGGCGGGCGGGCCATGGGCGGAGAGCGAGAAGATCTACCCGTATACGGGCGCGACCTCGGCCTACATGAAGTGGAAGTGGGACTCGGGCGCGACGATCCGCTTCTCCCATCTGCAGCACGAGAAGAACCGGTTGGATTGGAAGGGGGCGCAGATTGCGCTGATCCTCTTCGACCAATTGGAAGACTTCACGGCGCGGCAGTTCTGGTACCTGCTCTCGCGCAACCGCTCGGTCTGTGGCGTCCGGCCATATACACGCGCAACGTGCATGGCTGGAGATACGCTCGTCGTCACCGCCACGGGCGGGGTGCGGAGGCTGGACCAATGCCGCCGTCAGGACCGCATCCTCTCGTTGCAGCCCACCGACGCGAGTGCGGTGACCCAGCAGCCCGTCGATACCATCACGCGGATGATCGACGTGGGCTACCGAATTCGTACCAATCAGAGCGAGATTCTGTGTTCCCCAGATCATCGCGTCTTTCGGTGGACCCCGACAGGGGTCGCCGAGGTGCGCGCCGACGCATTACGGGTCGGCGACTATCTGGCAACTCCTCGGACGCTTCCCATGGGACCGCGTCAGTTCGATCCCGACGAAGCCTATCTGGTGGGCTATACCGCTGGAGATGGGGGCATTACTGGGCGACATCGCGCAAGGCTGTGTTGGTCAGAAGCGGACGGCCCCCACGCCGCCTACATCGCGGAGGTCGCACGACGGGTGTGTCGAACCAAGATTGGGTGTCACCAGCGGCGCACGAGCAAGGGCATCGCGGTCTATACAACGGCCCCAAACGACTACGTCTCTCAGTTGATGTCGAGGTGGAGAGATGCCTTGGTGCCGCAGCCGGCCCGTGCCGTGCCGTGGGAGTACACCGAGGGGGATGCCGAGGCCACACGGGCGGTGGTGCAAGGGTTGTTCGACGCCGAAGGGTACGTTGGCCGAGACGCGATTGAATTCGCGGTGACGAGCCGAGAACTCGCGCATCAAGTCATTGTCTTCCTGCGTCGATTCGGCATCATCGCGCGGTTGCGTGTGCAACACCGAGCGCCGCCTCGCCATCCGGTCTTCACGGTAATGCTCTGCGGCCAACAGGCCATACGCTACGCGGAGTGCATAGGGTTCCGCATGGTCCGCAAGCAGGCGGTCTTGGACATGGCGCTGCCTCGCTGGACGCAACGCTTGACATGGGCGCGCAACCGCGAGGTCGATGGCGTGCCTATCGACCGCCATGCCCTTTGGCATCTGCGCGATCTCGTGGGCAAAAGTTGGTGGAATCGCAACGCCGTCATGCGACGTGGCACCGCCATGCGCCTCTTTGATCTCGCGCAGGCGGACGGACGCCCCACAGGCCCCCTCTCGACATGGATCGCGTGGGCATGGCAGCGTGTCACGGACATCTCAGAGACTGGTCCCATGCCAGTCTATGATCTTGTCCTCCCAGACGTGCATACGTACGTCGCCGGAGGCGTGCTCTCCCACAACTGCAACCCCGTCCCTGTGGACGACGAGACCGGCGGCTGGCTCCACGAGTTGCTGCAGTGGTGGATTGACCCCGAGTCCGGTTACCCGATTCCTGAGCGCGCAGGGAAGTTGCGCTGGTTCCTGCGGCGCAGCGAGCAACTCTTCTGGGGCGACACGCGCGATGAGGTGCTCGCCCAGTTTCCCGGCACGGAACCCGCCCTCGTCAAGTCGCTCTCCTTCGTCCCGATGGCGATTGAGGACAATCCCACCCTCCTCGCCAAGGATCCCCAGTACCTCGGCACCTTGGAGTCGCTGCCCTACGTCGAGCGGATGCGCTTGCGCAAGGGCAACTGGAACGTCCGCGAGTCCACGGGGAGCTTGTTTCAGCGGATCTGGTTTCTTGTCATTCCGACCGTGCTTGCAGGACAACCGGTGGCGCGTACGCGCTTCTGGGATTGCGCGGCCACAGCGGCTGGAGGGGACTTCACCGTAGGCGTCCGTATGGCGCGCTATGCCGATGGTATGTTTGTGATTGAGGACATGATCCGCGGGCAATGGGCGCCTGGAGACGTGGAAAAGATCATCGTCCACACGGCGCAGACTGACGGCTACGGCGTGCGCATCAGAGAGGAACAAGAGTCTGGGAGTTCTGGGAAGTCGGTCATTGCCCAGCACGCGAAATCACTTGTTGGTTTTGATTTCCGCGGCGTAGCGACCACTGGCGACAAGGTCTCGCGCTGGAAGCCGCTCGCTGCCCAAGCGCAGGTCGGCCACGTCTCGATTGTGATGGCGGCATGGAATCGAGAGTTTCTCGATGAGATGGGGCACGTCCCTGATTCACCGTACGACGACATCGCCGATGCGACAGCCGGCGCATTCAATGACCTTACACGTCATGGTCCGGCACGAATGCAGAAGTTGTCTGGGTTTTAGCTTGTCGTCTCGCGGCGTTCGCTCGCGCGCGCACTTCATCGCGATGATCACGATAGTACTGGCGTTGCCGTTGAAGACGTTTCGCATGATGAGCCAAGTAACTCTTGCGGGCGAGTTGCCTGTGCCTCTCTTTATTCTTGTGATAGCGATAGCGTTGTTGAGTCGTGCGACAGATCAAGCAAGCGCGACGCATCCCGTCATTAGGCGTCTCTGGCAAGAGATGCCCATGGGGGCAGTGTGTCTTTCTGGCGTTGATGCCAGAGACTGTTGGGGCGCGGAGCATATTCTCGCGCGGGGACACGAGCTTGAGATGTGCGGGATTACAGCAGCGTTTGGTGTCGCACCCTGCATGGTCAATCTGGGGGAATGTCACGGCCCAACCCGAGAGGGAGGGGAGCCACCAGCCATGCGTACATCAAGCGGTGGGTCATTACCGTGCGTTTACGCTGGCGCGGAGCGGTGTAACACGCTTGCCCATAGCCATGCGCGAGTGCCCCCGTCCACAGCCAGCACTGGGTCACAGGATCGACGGTGATTTTGCTGAAGAGGCGCGTGAGGGTGGCGCGATCCAGATGCGGAACGGTGAGATACTGCGTGGCAACCATGCGTCAACCTCCGGTGTTGGCGTGCGGCGAGGGGCGTGAGGTGTCTCACCACTTCACGTCCCGCTCATTATAGCGGGGAGACGGTCTCATGCCCATCAGCACGCCTCATCGGGAATACAGTGCGGCGGCCCATCAATGGCTGCGCTGTCGAGACGCGTATCTCGGCACCGATGCCATCAAGGCGCGGAAGCGCACCTACCTGCCCGCACTGGAAGGCATGACCGACGAGACGCAGTACGAGAACTATGTCTTGCGGGCGCTCTTCTATCCCGCCACCGAGCGCACGGTCTCGGGCCTCAGCGGCATGATCGTCCGGCGCCCCGCCGTCGTCACGGCCAACGACGTCGTGCGCGACCAGATGAGCGACGTCACCCTCACCGGCACCTCCCTCGACGGGTACGTGCTCGCGGCCGTGCAGGAAGTCCTGATCACCGGCCGGTGCGGCACCCTCGTGGACATGCCGCCCGAGGCGACGCCCGAGTCGCGGCCCTACTGGGTGCTCTACGACGCCGAAGACATCCTCAACTGGGCCGAGGCGCGCAACCCCGTCACCGGCCAGATGGAACTCATCGCACTCGTCCTGCGCGAGACGCTGTGGGTGCCCGATCCCACCGACCCCTACAAGAGCGTGGCGACGATGCAGTATCGCGAGTGCCGCGTGGTCAACGGGGTCTACACCCAGACCTTGTGGCGGCCCTCGGCGAGCGACAAGACCCAGTTCCTCCGCGAGGCCACCTACACGCCGGTGCGCCGAGGTCAACCGCTCACCCAGATCCCCTTCGTCTTCTTCGGGCCGCGCAACATCGAAGCGTCTGTGGACAAGCCGCCCCTGCTCGACCTCGTGGATGTGAACGTCTCGCACTACCGCACCATGGCCGATCTGGAGCATGGGCGGCACTTCACCGCCCTGCCGACGCCGTGGGTCACGGGCTACAGCGAGGTCATCGGCCCCGACGGCAAGCCCGGCAAGCTCGCCATCGGCGCAGGGACCGCATGGACGATGCCCGACCCGCAGGCCAAGGTCGGGATGCTGGAGTTCTCCGGCGCGGGCCTTAAGGAACTGCGCGAGGCGGCCCTCCACAAGGAGCAGTTGATGGCCATCCTCGGGGCGCGGCTCTTGGAGTCCCAGCCCCGACAGGCTGAGACCGCCGAGGCCGTGAAGATGCGCCACGCGGGGGAAGCTGCCACGCTTGGCTCGGTCGTCGCGGCCCTGAACGAGGGGTTCAGCCGCGCCGTCCAGTGGCACGCATGGTGGCTCGCCTTTGAGGTGGACGGGCAGCCCGACGCCGAGATCCGCATCGACCTCAACCGCGACTTCTTTGAGACGCAACTCGACGCCTCGACGCTCGCCAACCTGATGGCCGCATGGCAGGGCGGGGCGATGAGCTACGAGACCTTCTTCTATAACCTCCAGCGCGGCGAACTCGCGCGCCCGGGCGTCACCGCGGAGGAGGAACTGAAGGAGATCCAAGAGGAGCAGGCCGAGGCCCAGTTGCTGCAGCAAGACGCCACGGACGAGGTGGCCGAGGAGACGGCGGAGGAGACCGAGGCCGCAGGCCTCGAACCCGTCGAACCCGGCGTCACCGAACAAGCGGAGTCCGCTACGGAAGTGGCGCCCGCCTAGAGGAGCACCATGCCACACGGGATTGGGGTGGGGAGCCGCTTTGCGGCCATGAAGCGTATCTTGGAGGCCCGTGGGGCCAAGCCGCATGAGATGAAGAACCTCGCCCAGTGGGCCGGCCGTCGGCGGCCCAAGCCGAAGCGCCCCAAGAAGACGCCGCCGCCCCCTGACGAGGTCGCCTGAGCGCCGCCCATGACCCCCGAGGAGGAACGCCGACAGAGCCGCCGCCTCGCGCGTGCCCTGTCCCTTGCCTTCGCGGCCCTGACCCGCCGCCTGCGTCGGCTGGGCCTCGGGCGGGTCTTGGGGACGCCTGCCCCCGCCCGCGACCTCACGACGACCGTCGCCACCGCATGGGCGCCTGAGGCCCAGACCCTGCAACGCACCCTGACGCGCGTACTCCTCGACGGGGTCATCCTCGGCGGGGGGCCACGCCTCGACCCGCTGGGGGATGCCGCCGTGACGTGGGCACGGACCCAGAGTGCCCGCCTCGTCCGCGAGATCACCGACCAGCAGCGGATCGCCCTCCAGCAGGTCATCACCCGCGCCATGGCGGGCGAGTTGACCGTGCGCAGTGCTGCCCATGCCCTGACCGAGACCGTGGGCCTGACGGCCCGACAGGAGGCCGCCGTGGCCGCCTACCGGCGGGGCCTGCTCGCGCGGGACGTGGCCCTGCCCGCCGCCCGTATCGAGGCCCTGACCGACCAGTTCCGCGACCGAGTCCGGCGCACGCGGGCGGTCCTGATTGCCCGCACCGAGACCATCGCCGCCTTCAACGCGGGCAAGCTCGCCGATGCCCAGCAAGGCGTCATGGCCGGTGACCCCTTGGTGCGAAAGAAGTGGGTGACGGCCGCTGATGAGCGACGCTGCGCCGTCTGCCGCGATCTGGAGGGCGTGACCAAGCGGCTCGATGAACCCTTTACCTCGTCGCGCGGCTGGATCGGGCAGCATCCGCCGGCTCATAGCTCCTGTCGCTGCACAATCTCCATCGTGCGCGCATCAGGCATACGGGCCGCCTAGCAGGGAGGTCGTCATGGCCAAACGCAAGAGCAAGATCGAAAAAGTGCTTGGCGAGTACAAGCGCGGGACGCTGCACACCGGCAAGCGCGGGCCGGGAAAGGGGCCACTCGTGCGGTCGCGGTCCCAGGCAATAGCGATAGCGTTGAGTCTCGCTGGGAAATCGCGCAGGCGTCGCGGCTAAGCTGTTGACAGGGCGCAGGTGCGCGCCTACATTCGCCACCAGTAGGAGATGGGCGCGTGTCGCGCCCCGAAGGAGCGTATGGCACTCAAGGCAAAACTCTCCACCGCCGACTATGAGGCGCTCGACGAGTCGTTGAAGGCGCTCTACCGGCAGTCCCCGTCAGGCGACGGGTTTCTGCTGGATGCCGAGGGCGTCGAAGACGTGACCGGCCTGAAGAAGACGCTGGAGGACATGCGCCTCAAGCGCGACAAGGCCAACCAACGGGTCGCCGAGTACGAGAAGCTCAACGCGACCCCCGAAGAGATCGCGGCGGCCATCGACGAGCGCCGCCAGCGGCAGGAAAAGAAGCTCATCGACAGCAACGACGTCGAGGGGCTGGTCAAGGCGCGCATGGATCCGGTGATCAAGGCGAAGGACGCCGAGATCACCGCCATCATGCGGGCACTGGACGAGGAACGGCAGAAGACGGGGGCGTTGACGACCAATCTCCACACCGTCGTCGTGGAGAACGGGATCACGCAAGCCGCCCAGAAGGCCGGTGTGCGGCCGGTGGCGGTGCGCGACGTGCTGTCGCGCGCGCGGGAGATCTGGAAGGTCGAAGACGGCCGTCCCACCCCGTATGGCCCCGACGGGAACGTGCTCTACGGCAAGAACGGCACGCCCGTCTCGATGGACGAGTGGGTGTCTTCGTTAGCGACGGAGGCCGCCCACTTGTTTGAAGTGTCCGCCGGCGGGGGCGCCGAAGCGGGCAAGGCACGCACCTTGGCGGGCAAGGTCGTGCTGACCGCGGATCAGGCCCGAGATCCGCGCACGTATCGGGCCGCACGCGAGCAGGCGCTCAAGGACGGCACCGAGATCGTGATTACGAAGCAGTAGGGCACGCCAGCCTCTCTGGCTCGGTGTTCCCCTGCACCGGGCCACGCGACGACGCGTGGAGGGTGTCCGCTCCATGTCGGAGCGGCCTCGCCGTCTGAAAGACCGTGCCGGTCAGCGGTGGCCGTTTTGTGCGGTTGATCTTTTCAGACGAACGAGGTGACCTTCCATGGCCCTGACCACGAACAACGTGTATTCCCCGTACGACCCCATCTGGTACGCGCAAGAGGCGCTGATCCAGTTGGAGAAAGCCCTCGGTCTCGCGGCCCGCGTGCATCGCGGCTACGACAACCGGCCCCAGAATATCGGCTCGGTGATCCAGATCCGTCGGCCCGGCGTCTTCACGGCCGCCAACGCGCCCGCCGCCGCCTCCGCCCTGCAGCCCTCCATCGTGCAGGTGACGCTGGACAAATGGAAGGAAGTGAAGTTCGTCATCACCGATCAGGAACTGGCCTACACCGGTGAGGCGATCATCAACGACCACATCCGGCCGGCGGCCTACGCCATCGCCGACCAGATCGATCAGGATCTGGTGGCGCTGACCCCCAGCGTCGTCAACGCGACGGCCAAGTCCGGCGGGACGAACGGCGCGATGGACATCGCCGACGTGCTCGCGGCCCGCAAGGCGTTGTTCGACGCCAAGTGCCCGATGGACCCTGGCTTCCTGCACGCGATGCTGCACGGCGCCGCCGAGGCCGACATGCTCGGTCTCGCGCAGTTCACGCAGTACAACACGGCGGGGACCGCGGGCGTGGACAGCCTGATGCGCGGCTCGATGGGCACGCGGTACGGGTTTGAGTTCTTCTCCAACCAGAACTACTACACCCACACGCCGGGCACGGCGGCCGACACGGTGGCGGCCCTGAACGGCAACCACGCCCTCGGCGCCACGACCCTCTCGATCACGGCCTACGAGGCGTCGGGCACGATCAAGACGGGCGACCTGATCACGATCACGGGCGACACGACGGGCAGCTACGCCGTGACCGCCGACAAGACGGCCTCGGGCGGCGCCATCACCGACCTGACCATCGAGCCGGGCCTGCGCGTGGCCTCGCTCGGCAACGCCGTCGTCACGGCCACGCTGGTCGGCGGGTCGGGCGGCGGGGCGCACCCGCAGCCGCTGTTCTTCCACCGCAACTACGCCTGCCTCGCGATGGCGCCGCTCACGACGCTGCCGCGCGAACTGGGCGCCATGGTGGAGACGGTCACCGACCCCATCACCGGCCTGTCGCTGCGCTCGCGCATGTACTACGATGGGGCCAACTCGGCGGTGTACGTCGCGATTGACGTCCTCTACGGCGTCAAGATCCTCGACGGCCGCCTCGCCTGCCGCGTGCCGTACCTCGCGTAAGCGCGGGTCGGACGTGACACCTGACAGGGTCGGGGGCGTGCTGGGACGCCTCCGGCCCGCACAGGTGAAAGGAGGCAGGTGTGGCGCTGTCCGATCTCTACGACAAGCAGGCAACACTCACGACCGCGCAAGAGGACGTGGAGGCACAGATCCGCCTGTTCGTCCGACAACTCCTCGCGGCCCATTACACCGGCCGAAACGATGTCATCACCTCCGACAGCGACGACAACGTCGCCATCGTCAAGGCAGCGGCCGAGGCCGTGGCCCTGAGCTAAGGAGAACGGAGTGGCCCTGATCAAAGTGCAGAAGCGCGCCAAGCTCGGTGTCGTGTTCCTGCTCGACGAACGCGATTTCCTGAAAGCCCAAGACGTCTGGGTGCGAGACGAGGACGTGCAGGCCGTCCCTGCGCCGCCGCCGCCGACCCCCGTCCTCTCCACGGTCCACGCACCGGTGGACGAGGAGGAGACGCCCGTGGTCGTCACGGACGAACCGCGCGAGGCCGCCGTCGATCCCGCGTTCTACCGTCGGCCCCCGCGCCGCAAGACGCGCGTGCTGCCCGAGGAATAACCGATGGCCTTGACCATTGTCGCGACCGCTGGGTCTGCCTCGGCCAACAGCTACTGCACTGTGGCTGAGGCGACGGCGTACAACGAGGCGCACGTCTCCGGCACGACATGGACCGAGGCGGAGCCGGAAGACCAGAAGCGGGCGCTCATCATGGCGACCCGCGAACTCGATGCGTACCTGTCATGGAGTGGCCTCGCCTCGACCGATGGACAGGCCTTGGCGTGGCCGCGCACGGGGATGCTCGACCCCATCACCGATGCGGTCATCGGCGAAGACGTCGTCCCGACACGCGTCAAATGGGCGACGGCGGAACAGGCGCGTCTCCTGCTCGTGCGGGACCGGACGGCCGAGTCCGACACCGACGTGCAGGGCATCGCGAGCCTCACGGCCGGCTCGATCCAGATCGGGTTCCGGTCGCCCCCCTCAGGGGCCACGACCAATGCCCCTGACATCATCGCGCCCAGTGTCATGGCGTTCATCCAGCCGTGGGTGACCGCGAATACCTCCAGCCAGCGGCCCGCCCTGAAGACGGTGCCGCTCGCGCCGGTCTAACGTCATGGCCCTCGCCGACATCATTCGGAGCAACGTCGCGGTCGCCAAGTCGATCCTCGATGGCGGCCGTCTGCTGGTCACCATCTACCAGTACCCGTGGACCGGACACAACGAGTACGGTGAGCCGACCTTCGGCCCACGGGTGGCGCGGAAGGCCGTCGCCGATTCGACGACGGCGCGCATCCAGACCGGCGTCGGCATCGACACCGAGGCCTCGTCCAAGTACACGATTCTCGACAACATCACGGTGGACCCGCGGGACCATTTCTCCTGTCCCTGCCCCACCACGGGGGTGATGCTGGAACCGAAACCCATTCTGCGCGTGGAGCGCAATGTGCTGGACAGTAGTCGGCAGGCCTTCGTCGTGGAGGTCTATCTCTGATGGCCGTCCGCAACACCCTCCTGCCGCAACTGGAGAACTTCCGCGACCGCTATCGGGCGGCGGCCGAGGGGGCGCTGCGCGAGGAAGCCGAGGCGATTCTCGCCGAGGCCCTGCGCCTGTGTCCGGTCGAGACCGGCGCCTTGCGGGCGAGCGGGAAGATCGACGGCCCGACATGGAGCGGAGGCGGTGACTGCACGGTGACGTTCTCCTTCGGCGGCGGGCCGGTGGACTATGCGCTCCTGCAACACGAGACCCCGCCGCCGATCTACACGCATGAGCCGCCGACCCGCGACAAGTTTCTGGAGATTCCCTTGCTGGAGTCGCAACAGGGGCTGGATGCCCGCCTGATTGCGGGCATCATGCGGAGGCTGCGGTGAGCCTCTTGGCCGATCTGGCGGGCGTGCTCCAGACGGCGGGGGTCGGGACCGTCGGCATAGACATCTTCCTGAGCCAGTTGCCCCTCAGTCCAGAAGACGCCATCTCGCTCGGGGAGTACGGGGGCAGCCCGCCGACATGGGTCTTTGGCGACATCGCGTGGGAACAACCGCGCGTGCAGGTGTTGGTCCGCACCTCGCACGGGTACGTGACGGGACGGACCAAAGCCCAAGCGGCATGGTCGGCCTTGGCCTCGATCAAGAACGAAGTCCTCAACAGTGTCCTCTATCTCACCGTCGAACCCCTGCAATCGCCCTTTGAATTGACGCGGGAAGGCGACGGCGACGACATCACGTTCGCGTTCAATATCGAAATCTGGAAGCAGGTGGCCTGAATGGATGCGGTGAGCTTCGGGTACGTCGCGCGGGTCTTGCGGACCCTGCCCCCACGTACCAAGGTCGTGGAAATCGGCAGTCACATCATCAACGGGACGATCCGCATGGCGTTTGCCGTGACGGCGCCCGAGGCGGACTACATCGGCATTGATACGGAGCCAGGGAACGGCGTGGACGTGGTGGCCGGTGGCGAGGAGTACACCCCGCCGTGGCCCCCCGATACGGTCGTCTGTTGCGAGGTGCTGGAACACACGCCGGCGGCCGAGGCCATCTGCTGGAACGCGCATCGGATGCTCGCCGCGGGGGGCGTCTTCATCGTGACGGCCGCCGCGCCGCCCCGCAAGCCGCACCGGTCGGATGCGACCCTGCCGCGGGCCGCCCTCATGCTGCAGGGGAAGTTCGATGCCGAGACCGTCCAGCGCGCCATCGCCAACGTGCCCGAGGACTGGGATACGCCCTACGACGAGTTCTACCGGAACGTGACCCCCGACCTGCTCTACGAATGGCTCAAGCCGTTCAGCGCGATCTCGGTCGAATACAACGACCGCCACGGCACGGTCATGGCGCTGGCCCGAAAGGCGGACGCATGAAGATCGACCGCCTCATGGTCGTGCATCCCGGCGCCGACTGGTCCGTCGCCGACGTGTTCTCCGGCATGGTCGATGGCCTCGTCGCCAACGGCGTGACCGTCCTGCCGTTCCAGTTCGCCAACCGCCTGCGGGTCATCAACAATGCCCTGTCGCTCGCGTGGCAGGAGCGCGGCGCGACGCCGGAAGAGCGGGGGCAGAAACCGTCCTATGCCGACTCGTGCTGCTGGGTATCCGAGCAAGCCGTGACGTGGGCCTTGCGCCACCTGCCGCAAGGGTCGTGGGTCATCGTCGTCACGGGGATGTACTTTCATCCCGATGCCTACGCGATGCTCCGCAAGGCAGGCTACAAGATCGGGATGCTCCTGACCGAGTCGCCCTACGAGGTGGACAAGGAGATCCAGTACGCCGCGCTCGCCGACAAGGTCTGGACGAACGAACGGTCGAGCGTGGACCAGTTGCGCGAGGGCAACCCCACGACGACCTATCTCCAGCACGCCTACAACCCCTTCGTGCATACGCGGAAGAACCCCTACTTCCTGACCGAGGTGGCCAAGCTGCCGCGCCACGACGTGGTCTTCGTCGGCACGGGGTTCACCGACCGGATCGAGTTGCTGGAGCAAGTGGACTGGACGGGCATCGATCTGGGGATCTATGGCACGCCGTGGGAGGTGGCGGAAGGGAGTCCGCTCTCGCCGCACATCCACCTTGGCGTCATGCCCAATGCCCGCGCGTCCGCCATGTATCAGGTGACGAAGGTCAACCTGAACCTGTTTCGCTGGACGAAAGGGTTCTCGGGGTTCGGGCGCTTGGAGGACCGGCCCCATAGCCTCAATCCGCGGCTGTACGAACTGGCCGCGATGGGTTGCTTCACGGTCTCCGAGTATCGCCCCGAGGTCGAGGAGATCTTCGGTCACGATATTCCGATGTTCGGCACCTCCGCCGAATTGCAGGCGATGCTGCATCGCTACCTTGCCGCTGACGATGCCCGTCAGGCATTGGCCGCACGCTTGCCACAGCACGTCGCCGAGCACACGTGGGTGCATCGGGCCGCCCAGATGCTCAGGGAACTGGAGGCGCTGTGACTCCCGAAACGGTCGAATGTTTGGAGCGGGTGTTGCGTCACGGGATTGGCATCCTGCGCGCCGTGGAGGACTGGCTGCGGAAGCAGCGAGAGGCGCTCGGCATGGGATCCCCGCATCCCCCATCACAACCGCCACCCCGTCGCTGAGCGACGGACGGCTTGAGTCCGCGTACGCCTCGCCATCCCGTCACGAGTGTGGGCTGCATGGCGAACCGCCTCCGTGGGGTAACGCAGGAGGACGAGTTCCATGGCTCTCTATCACTCCAAGAACGCGATGGTGTACATCAGCAGCACCGGCACCGGCGGTGGGTTCGGCAAGCTGGTCGGCTGCACCGAGTGGACGCTCGACATGAGCACGGACACCGTCGAGGTGACCGCCTTTGGCGACGTGAACAAAACCTACGTGCAGGGCCTGCCCGACCTGTCGGGCACCGTCACGGGGTTCTGGGACAACACGGAGGACAAGTGGTTCCAAGCGGCCAACTCGTCGGATGGCTGCTACGTGTACCTCTACTTCTCCAGCAACGAGCCGAGCACGTATGCCTACGGCCCCGCGTGGCTCTCGATCTCGATGAGCAACTCGGTGACCGGCGCGTCGGAGATCTCGGGCAACTTCATCGCCAAGGGCAACTGGACGGTGAGGTACTGGTAAGCCGACGCTGAGGAGGCACGCGGACCAATGGCGGTTGATCTCGCGGGACCACGGGCACGGATCGTGGCCACCTACCACGAGGCCGTGGTCCTGCGAGACTGGACCCTCCAGTCCGAGGCCATGCAGGTGTTTGAGTTCGCGGCCGAGGTCGTGTCGCAGCATCCCGTGTGGAGCCGCGCCCGCCCGCTGGTCGTCGAAGTGCCCATCCCCGTCGCCCAAACGGACACGATTGCGTTGTGGCGATGGACGATTCCCGACACGGCCGTCATCGGTGAGACGTCCGTGCGGTTCACCCTCGCGGGGATGCCTGAACGCATCACCGTGCGCGGGGGTTCAGGCCTAGGGCCAGCCTCACCTCCCGCAGGAGACCCCAAACCATGGGAACGTGGTTCGTCAAGCCGGAAGCCCAGCGCGTCGAATTGACCGAGGGGCAGTGGATCGAGGTCAAGAAGTTCCTGACCGCAGGCGAGGAACTGACCATCACGCAGGCCTTCACCGCGATGCGGCAGGGCCGCGAGGGCGAACAGCCCACGGTCGAGATCGACATGAAGCGGTGGCGCATCATGCGCTGCGCGATCTACCTGCTCAAGTGGTCCCTGACCGACTGGGACAACAAGCCGGTGCCGGTGAGCGAGGCCTCGCTGGAGGCGCTCGACCCCGACCGCCTGAAGGAGATCGAGACGGCCATTGAAGCGCACAGCAAGCGCATGGAGGAGGAAAAAAACGCCCGGCACTCCGCCGTCGGTGGCGGGGAGAACTAGCCCTCTGCAAATACATGGGGTGGTCGTACACCGACCTGATGCTGACGCCCGCCCCCGTCGTGGAGGAACTCACGCAGTGGGTGCGTGATCAACACCACGAACAGGAGAAAGACCACCACCGCGAGCAGGCACGCGCCGCCTCCCTGCCGCCCCGTGCGCGAGGCCGACGGCGATGAATGTCGCGACTGTAGAAGGCTTGCTCAGGCTGCGGGACGAGATGTCCGCGGTCATCGAGAAGAACGTCGCGGCGCTCAAAGATCTCGACCGGATGTTGGCGAACCTCGGGCCGTCCGCCAAGACGGCCCAGTCTTCGCTCAATAACGTCGCTGCCTCGGCCAAAGCGGCCGGGACCAATGTCGCGGGGGCCGCCTCCGCGACGACCGCCTCCTTCCGCGCCATCGGCCAGTCGGCCACCTCCATGGCCAACGTGGTGGCGCCGCAAGCCTCCCGCGTCGTCGCCTCCGTCAGTGCCATCGCCTCTGCCCTGAACCTCTCGCAGGTCCAGAAACAGATGGCCGGCGTCGGCGTGGCTCTCACGGCAGGCATCACCGTGCCGTTTGCCATGGCCGCGCTGGCCTCGACGCAGGCGGCGATGGCCTTTGAAACGAACATGACGCGCATCGAGACCTTGGTGGGCGTCAGTCGCGAGACCGTCGAGTCATGGAAAGACTCGGTGCGGGGCATGGCCCGCGATGTGGGCGTCGGCCCTGCCAAGCTCGCCGAGGGCCTCTACTTCGTCACCGGCGCGGGCCTGCGCGGGGCGGAGTCGCTGGAAGTGCTCAAGGCGGCGGCCCAAGCCTCCGCCATCGGGCTGGGCGAGGTCAGCACGATCTCCCGCACGGTGGTCGCCGCGATGGAGGCGTGGGGCAAGTCCGGCATGACGGCCACGCAAGCCACCGAGGTGCTAGTCGGGACCGTCCGTGAAGGCAACCTCGTCGCCTCGGAAGTCGCGGGCACCTTCGGCCGCGTCATGGCCATTGCCGCGACCATGGGCGTGTCGTTCCAAGAGGTGGGCGCCTTCGTCGCCGCCTTCTCCCGCCAAGGCGTCAACGCGGCCGAGGCCGTGACCTCCCTGCGCGGCGTGCTCTCCCTGTTGATGCATAACAGTCGGCAGTCGGCCAAGACCCTTGCCGAGGTCGGCCTCTCGGCCGACCAACTGCGCGCCATCATCAAGGAGAAGGGGCTGCTCGCCGCCCTCACCACCCTGTACGACACGTTTGACCAAGCAGGGAAAGTCGAGCGCCTCGGGGATGCCGTCCCGAACGTCCGCGCCTTGGCGGGCTTCCTCGCGACCGCAGGGACCAACGCCGAAGGCTACACCGATGTCCTGCGGCGCATGGGCGAGTACCACGGGCAGATGGGCGAGGGGTTCGCCCGCACGGCCGAGACGACGGCGTTCCAGTGGCAGCGGCTCAAGGCGACGGTGGCCGAACTCGCCGAGATCTTCGGGTCGATGCTCCTGCCGGGGCTGAACCAGATCGTCAGCGCCTTGACCTCGTTCGTCGGCCTGATCGCCGACGTGGTCCACGCGGTCAACGCCCTGCCTGGCCCAGTAAAGACGTTCCTGCAGGTCGCCTTGGCGGCCTTCGCCGTCAGCGGGCCGGTTCTGTTGGGCATCGTGGTGATGACCAAGGCCGTCCAGACCTTGCGGCAGGCCTATCTGCTACTCGCGGGGACGCAGTTTGCCGCCGGCCTGATCTCCCAGTTGAGCGCCCTGCGGTTGGCGATGAGCGCCGCCACCATTCCCGCCACCGTACGCGGGTCGGCGTGGCTCGTCACCTACCTGAAGGATCTCGCGGCGAACATCCCCATCGTGTCGCGCCTCCTGACCGGCCTCGGCGCGGCATGGGCACGCATCGCGGCCATCCTCAATGCGCCGCTGACGCGCGGCACGATGCTCCGCGCCCTGATTGGGGAACTGACGGCCGTGGGCGGGCTGCTGGGGGTCGTCGGCCGCGCCTTGGCCGTCTTCCTCAACCCGTGGGCGGCGGTGACCCTCGGCATCGGCCTCGCCGTCAAGGCGATGCTCGACTGGGCCAATGCCACCGATAGTGCCATCGGCATCGTGAAGAACTACGCGGCGGCCTTCGGCGAAGGCTTCCGTGGCATCTGGCTGGAAGTCAAGAACGCGATTCAGACTACCAAGGACGTCTTGGAAGGATTCGGGCAACAACTCGCCGAGAACTTCCCATGGCTGCAACGCTGGAGTGACAAGCTCGGCGAGTATGCCTCCAATCTGAAAGAGCGCGTCATGCGCGCGCTCTCCGAGGTCGAGGCCCAACAGCGCAAGAACATCGAGTCGGCGCGGAAGTACAACGACGAACTGGAGCGCAACATCGCGCTGCGCGCCGCCGGTGGAATGCCATCGGTGCCTCCTGCGGCGGGAATGCCACAGGCCACGCCCTTTGCCGCGCCCGTCATCTCCAAGGAGGCCCAACAGGCCATCGCCCAGACCGAGGGCGACCTGTACAAGCTCCGGCAGGAGTTGAGCCGCCTCTACGCCCAGCGCATCGGCCGTGGCGAGTTGATCCCCGAAGGGGACAAGGCCCTGCTGACGTTCATCACTCAGAGCGTCGAGGCCCAAGGGGGCGCACGGAAGTTTCGGGAACAGGTCGAGTACGCGCGGGCGGCCTTGGCTGAGTTCAAGCAGACCGCCGACTTCTCGGCCATGGTCCGTGACATCAAGGAGATGGGGGTCTCTGGGGCCAATCTGGAAGACCTTGCCAACTACTACGAACTGGACATTCGGGCCGCGCGGTTGCTGCAGCAAGAACTGCAGACCACCAAGGCAGCGTTGAGCGACCAAGACAAGGAGGTCCAGAAGCTCACCGCGAGCATGGCCAAGATGACCACGATGTCGATGCGTGGCGCCGACGTCGGTCCGCCCAACATCAAGGCTTACATCGACGAGTACGGCAAGGCCATCATCGACCTCGGGGAGAAGCTCTCGGCCGCCAAGATCCCCATGACCGAGGGGTTCCGGCAGTTGTTCCAAGCCGCCGTGGCCCAGCAAGCGGTGAAGGACTTTGGCAAGGATGCCGCCGAGGCCCTCGATCAACAGTTCGATGTGATCGCCAAAGGCCTTGAGGGCAAGCGCGACCAGATGAACGCTGCGATCACGACGGCGTTTACTGACTTGGGAGAGACGGCACAAAGGAGATTGCGTCGGTCGATGACGCCGCTGGAGATGGAGATCTATCAGATCCGGCAGCGCCTCTCGGCCCAATTGGCTAATCTCGGCAAGATCGGAATAGGACTCGATACCTCAGACTTCGCTCTCAGATTCCTTGCTGAAGCTGGGCACGAAATCGATCAACTGCAACAGGACCACGCCAATGCCTTGCGCGAAATGTCGGACGACTGGCTGACATGGGGCAACATCGCCAAGACATCATTGATGGGCCTGACCAACAGCTTTGTCGCCGCCTTCACGGGGGGAGGTGGAATCGTCGGCGCCTTGAAGGGGTCGATGACGAGCTTGTTCTCAAGCATCGGAGAGAAGCTCCTGAGCGGGCCGACCGGTATAGGACAAAAGATGGCCACCGGCGTGATGAATGCGTTCGGCAGCAACATCGCCGGAGCGTTCGCCGCGATGCTCCCAGGCATCGGCGCAGCCCTCGGCCCAGTGGTGGGCATGTTGTCCGACAAGATCTTCGGTTGGCTGACGGGGGCAGACGCCAAGAAGGCCAAGCAGATGCGCGACCAGTTCCTCCAACAAGTGGGAGGGCTGGAGGCGCTGAAGAAAGCGGCGGCCGATGCAGGGATCTCAGTAGAACGGTTGCTCTCGACAAAGAAAAGCAAGGTCGTCCAGAAAGAGATCGAGAACATCACGAAGGCGCTGGAAGAGGCCAAGAAGAAGGCCGACGAGTTCAAGACCAAGCTCTCTGCGCTGTCCGATACTGGCGGGTTGATGTCGCGGTCGATGCAGCAGGCGTTCACGTCCATCAAGGGCGAGGGGGTAGACGAGGCCAAGTGGCAGTTCCTGCAGTCGATGGTCGATAAGGTCGCGACGGGGTTCAACAAGATCGGACAGAACGCGCTCTACGCCTTCTCGTCTGATCAGGTCAAGGCGATGGCCGCCGCCATGGGCGACCTCGACGTGGCGGGGGCCGACGTCGTCGAGAAGTTCTACCTCATCACGTCCATCGGGCAGAGCGGCTGGCAGGAGATCACGCGCAACGTCGGCGGGTCCACCTTCGCGTTCAAGGAACTGCGCGACATCCTCGTCGCGGGCGCAAAGGAAGGCAAGCCGTTTGCCGAGACCATCAGCGAGATCGCCAAGGCGGGCAAGGGCACGCTCAAGGATCTGGAACAGGCGCTGATTGCCGCAGGCAAGTCGCCCACCGCCATCACCGAGTTGCTGTCCAAGATCGGCGACCGGTTGAAGCTCATTGGCCCGCTCGCAGGGGCCGCCTTCGGGGCCATGCTCGCCAAGGGCAGCAGCGTCGTCGAGGCTCTCGCAGCCATCGAACCGGGCTTGAGCGGCATCGAGGACATGCTCAAGGCCTCGGGGTTGCAGGCTGAAGGCTTCCTCGGGCAGATGATGGGCTGGCGCAGCATCGTGGGCGGGAACAAGGAGTTGTTTGAGACCCTGTCTGGGGTCGATGACATGCTCGTGGGCCTGCACAACTCGGCCCTCCTCACGCAGGACTCCTTCGCCGCCCTCGGGACACTCGTCACCGATGCCTTCTCCACGCTGACGGGGCAAGGCGTCGCGGCCGAGGACGCCCTGCGGATGATGGGGCCGCAACTCCAGAAACTCTGGGAGTTGGCCACCGATTTCGGCTATGCCCTCGATGAGACCACCCAGTCACTCCTTGATCAGGCCGAGGCCGCCGGCACGGTCGGCGACCAGTTCCGCTCCTCGCAAGACCGGATGATTCAGGCGCTCGACCAGATGAACGAGCGGCTGGGCCAGATGGTGGTCCTGCTGGGCGGCACGCTCCCTGCGGCCGCCGAAACGGGCGCACGCGGCGTGCAGGCGGCGCTCAACAGCGTGACCCCGCCAAACCTGCGGGTGCCGGTCGATGCGGATGTCTCGCAAGCCCAGCGGACCGTCACGCAGATGCAGACGGACTATGCCCAAGCGCCACTGACCGTCTCGGTGCAGGCCGCCACGACCTCGGCGACTCAAGCTATCGATGCGCTGTACGCGACGCCCCCCGTCATCGTGCCGGTCGAGACGGATGTGCGGGAGGCGACGGCCCAACTCGCGAAGGTCCATACCGCGTCGATCACCCTCGACGTGCAGGCGGAGACGGCACAAGCCGTCTCGGACATCACGAACGCCACGGCGGCCTTGTCACGGCTGCCTGCCGTGCCCTTCGATGTCAACACGGAGGAGGGCCGGAAGAAACTGGAGACCATCGGGCAGTGGCTGCAGGACGCGCTCGCGCATCCCCCTGAATTGACCGTCGCGGTCAACGAGGGTGGCACAGGAGACGTGCTTGCGCGACTCAAGGACGGCCTGTTGGCGCTGAAGGATGGCGTGGCGTTGCGCATCGATGCCGACGAGGCGCAGGACCGGATTGCGGCCTTGCAGGCGAGCATCCGGAGGCTGGGCATCGATGTCCCCGACCTGAGTTTGCAGGTCGATGAGCAGCAACCACAGGCCGTCTTCGTCCGCCTGCGCGACATGCTCGCGGCCCTGACTGAGACGCCGCCCCTGACCGTCGAGACGACCCGCGCCGAACGCGCCTTGGAACGGGTCAACGAGGCGCTGCGGCAGATGCGGTCGCCCGAACTGGCCGTGGATGCCGACGACACGCCGTTCTGGGACCGGATCCGTGACCTGACCGATGCGCTCGATGAGGTGCCCCCGCTCGCCCTCCAGATGGACATGACGGCCATTGAGGACGGGACACTCGCGATGGAAGAGGCCCTGACGACGGTGCGTGACCTCGCCGATGTGCCGGTGGTGCTGCCCGTCGAGGCCGACACGGCGCGGGCCGAACGCGACCTCGACGACGCCCGCCGTGCGCTCGCCAATGCGGCGCCATGGGAACTCGTCGTCGAGACGGCCGATGGCGAGGCGCAGATCGCTGACTTGAAGACGTATCTGGACGAGGCCCTCGGCACCGTCCCGCCGGTCACGATTGCGGCGAACACGGACCAGCCGCGCACGCTGCTTCAGAAGCTGCAGGCGATGCTCGCGGACCTGACGCAGCCCACGGAGATTGGCCTGAGCAGCACACAGGCCGAGGTCGTCGTGGATGACCTCTCGCGGGTGTTGGCGACCCTACAGAGTCCAGACCTCAACGTGACCGTGGAGGACAAGACGGCGCGGGACGCCATCGACCGCGTCAAGAAGGCCCTCGTGGGGATCAAGTCGCCGGAGGATCTGGAGATCGCGTTTGAGGATCGGTGGACCTTGCGTGCCATCGAGCGCATCCAGCAGGCGCTCGATGCCTTGGAGGCGCCCGCCCTGACGGTGCCCGTCACCTACGTGCCGCCTGAGAGTCGGCACGACCAGACCACGGCGGATTCCTTCGCCGGACAAGGCGGCGTGGACTACGAGTACCCCGAGGGCTACGCGCGTGGCACGCGTGGGTTTGTGGACTTCGGCCGTGGCCGCAACGTAACGCTGCACGGGAAAGAAGCCGTGTTCACGCAGCCTGGGCTGGAGCATCTCCTCTCGCAGGTCGCCGCGCAATCTGGGGCGGTGGGCGCCGGCGTCGCCAGTGGGACGGATGCCCCGCCGATTGTCATCGAAGTGCCCGTGACGCTCGACGGGTATGAAATCGCGCGCATCGTCGCCTCGCGCATTCCGCAAGTCCTGAAGCAACGAGGCGTCGCCTGAGATGGCCACCGTCGTCACCATCAACGGGATCAACCGGTCTACGTTCGCGCACGCGGGCGCCTTGACCATCGAGGAGCGTCTCGGCGCCCGCGCCACCTTGCGTGGGGAGATCTATTGCATCGACGCCCAGCGGCCCGTCCCGATGCACGAGATCACCGTCGCGATTGACGGCACGACGTACTTCTCAGGGCCGATCCTCGGCATCGAAGAACGCGCCTCCACGGATCGGGTGCCGAACACTTGGTTCAAGGGCCTCGCCATCACGGTCACCGCGACGGACAACAACCACTATGCGGATCGGGCACTGACGATTCCTGGCTGGACGGGCACGGGGGCAGGGACGGTGGAGTGGGCGCCTGGCGGGAACGGCGGAGCGAACTGGACGCTCAAGGCGATTGCCCAGTTCATCGTGAACGAGTGGCTGAACAAGACGGGCGGCATCGACTTCGACATCACGCTGCACCCGTCCCAACTCGATGGCCCGACCTTCACCGACCGCATCGTCGTCGAGTGGGTGACGGTGACCGACTGCCTCAACCAATTGTCCATTCTCTCGGGATGGATCTGGAGCATCAACAGCAGCAAGCAGTTGCAGTTCGTCCAACCCACGTCTACCAATCGCCCGTTCCCAGGAAGCGTCACCCTCGGGACGACCAACCTCCTGAACGACTTCACCGTCAAGCAGGAGTTTGCGGACTACTGCAACAGTGTGTTCGTCCTCTATAAAGGACCCGCGTGGACCTCCCAAGAAGACGTGACGCAGATGGGGTACTACAACCGCTGGATGCGGTTCATCAACGCCCCAGAGGTCACCACGGCGGCAGACGCCAACGCGCTCGCCCTCAAGACCATCGAACGGTACGGGTGGCTCCCGAAGGTCGTGACCTGCCGCACGCGCCTGCTCGGGTTCCACCCGGGACAGCGCGGCACGATCAACATGCCGCAGCATGGCATCTCCAGCGAGACATATGGGATTCAGGCCGTGCGCTACCAGCACATCCCCGTCCGGCAGACTGCGGGCAACGACGCGGGCAGTTGGTTCACCGAACTGGAGGCCTTGGGCGGGAACCAGATTCCGGCGTCGTTCACGGGCGGGCAGAACTGGGTGGACCAGTGGCAATCGATGGTGAGCGGCACGAATCAATCGACCGTGTCCATCAGTGGGGCCACCTACAACTACACCTTCAGCGGGTCGATTGACTTCCAAGCCTACATGGGCGGGTCGCGGCACATCTCGGTCCAACACTCCGGCAGCTACACGCCTGTGCCTGGCTACGTGGACGTGACCATTGACTCCGCGAAATACAGCGGGCTGACGGTCTCCGCGCGGGTGTGGCTCCGCACGGAGAGCGCAGGCACGACGGTGACGCCGCGCATCATCGAGGTCGATGGCGGCACCGTCTGTGGCACGGGCACCGCCTCGTCGCTGGACACCAACTGGACCACCACGCCGCAGCAGTTCACGATCACGCTCGTCACAGGGGTCAAGAAATATCGGCTGGTCGTGCAGCCCAGCAACGCCACCGCTGGCGTCTATGCCCTAGGGGTGCTCTATGTCTGACCGCTGTCCACGTCCCCGCGAGTGCGCCGAGTGCCCGCTCTGGTGGTGGGGCGTGACCATCATCATCCTCGTCATCCTGTTCGTCATCGCCTTCGGCTTGAGCGACCTGTCGGCGCAGACGCAGACCGTGACCGGCGACCGGCTGCGACTGGGGCCGACGACGGTGCCCGCCGGAGCGGTCGAGATCCGTGTCGGGGACGACGGGTCGAACTACTGCGACATCGCCGTCAGTGGCACGGGGCAGTTGACGCTCGACTGCCTCGGGACCGGCGCGAGCTACCTGTTCTACGACACCCTCGACCTACGGGGAACGCTCAGCAATGGCGGCGGGTCCGTCACCATTGACGACCCGCTGGTCGTCACGGGCACGTCCGACCTGCGCGGCAACATCTTCAACAACAACTCCACGGTCATCGTGGATGACGCGTTGGGCGTCACGGGCGCCGTTGATCTCCTTGGGTCAGTGTCCAATAGCGGGGCCGCGAACGGCGGGGCGGTCTACGTCAATGACCTGTTCACGGTCACCAATATTTCAGACCTGCGGAACTACATTCAGAACACCAGTAGCAACAACTCTGGGGCCATCTTTCTGAACGATCCGGACGGGGTGCAGGTCAGCAACGCCCTCTATGTCGGTGGCGCGATGGACGTGCGCGGCACGATCTCCAATACGACGGCCTCGCCTCTGACACTCGGCGACGCGGTGGTCATTACCGGCACCATCGATGCCCAGAACGCCCTCGCCAACAGCACCAGCAACAACAGTTACAAGGTGCTCATCAACGACGCCGAGGGCGTCACGATCACTGGTCCCCTTGACCTCCAGAGCACCATCACCAACAGCACGGCCGCCAATGGCGGAGCGGTCTACGTCGGGGATGGCCTGACGGTCATGAACGACTTCGACGTGCGTGGCACGACCGGCATCATCAATGGCGGGAGCAACAACGGCGGCGATGTCTTGATCGGCGAGAACATCGACATCCAAGGCACGCTGGACGTGCGGGCGGGCAACATCACAAACTCCAGTGCGGTCGGCACGACGGGATTGCAGATCACCACGCAGTTGGGCGATCTGGAATTGGCCCCTGCGGCAAATATCATCACGGACCCTGACTCGACCTTCGTCCTGCCTGGGTCGAATTACACCGACAACCTCGGGTCGCCCTTCGCCAAGTATCTGTCGATCTACGCGGCGGAACTCAACATCGACACGCTCATCAGCCGAGAGAAGATCGCCACGACCGGCGGGTGGCTGATGGTGACGCCCTCGACCGAACTCATCGCGTCGGTCGCACCGGATGCCACGTCGATCCAGACCAAGCACAACAATCTCGCGCTCAACGATGTGCTGCACCTAGAGGCGCGGGGACAGGTCGAGTTCATGCGGGTGGCGGGGGCGGGGGTCGATACCCTTGCCACGGCGACCTATCAGAGTGCCACGGCCGACACGCCAGGGTCGTTCACGCAAGCGACATGGATCCAGAACGTGCCCGCCGCGACGAACACCCTGCTGCTGGTGGGTGTCTCGCTCGTGCCGAACGCCGGACAAACGGTGACCACCGTCTCGACCACCGGCCCAGATGGCGTGGCCCGCTACCTCTCCCGCGTGACAGCGGTCGCCAACAGCACGACAGCACGGGCCGAACTCTGGTATCTCGTGGCCCCTCCAGAGGGGAGCAACACCATCACCGTCAATCTGTCGGCGGCGGCAGGCGTCGTTGGCGGCAGCCTCGTCCTGAGTGGGATCGACCAACGCACGCCGTTGCGGACCTATCTCACAGCGACCGGCACGTCCGCGACAATGGCGATCAACTTCACCGGCCTGAGTATCGGGGACGTGGGCGTGGCGGTGTTCGCCAACAGCACGGGCGGGACGAACTGTACGGCCGTCAATACGGAGGTCGTGCGGTATACCGCTGTCTATTCGACCACGATGCGCGGCTGCGGCGTCACGGAGCCGGTGACCTCGGCGGGCGCGTGGACGACCTCCGTGACGGGCGGGGCGACCGCGTGGGCGGCCGTGGGCGCCGCCCTGATACCCGCCACGCTCTACACCACCTACAGCGTCACGCGCGATCTGGACACCACAGGGGCGAATCAGTGGCTCGCGGGCGATGCGATCCACAACCTCGGCGGGGCCACGTCCAACGA